AAAATATCAAGAATACTTTGGTGGTTCTATTTTATTCACAAAAGAACAATACGAAACTATAAATGGTTATTCTAATGGATACTTTAATTGGGGAATGGAAGATGATGATTTATTATATCGTGTAAAGAAAAAAGGTTTAGCTAAAGAAACATTTATGAATCACGAATCAGACGAAGAAAGAAACTTTATACGATTAGATGGACTATCAAATTACATAAAAATAAATCCAAATGAATCAATACGAGAAGTAACAAGTAAAAGTTTTACAATGTCTGTAATGGTAAGGGCAGAAGATAGATTTGATATTCCTAAATACTTAATAGGAGATGTTGAGAATAGGAAATTTATTCATCAGTACATTTTTGGACGACCATCATTTCAAATGGGATTAGGTTGGGATAATTCAGATGCATATTCTTTTGGATTGTTTGACCAAAAAAATAATCATTCTTATATGTGGATAAAAAGACCACCAGATGTTTGGACACATTTAATGGTTACGGTAGATGTTGATAATAGTAAACTTAGATTTTATTTAAATGGAGAAGAATCAGATTCACGATTCGGTCATGGTTCACAATCACCATTAGAATTCAAATCACCTTTAAAAAAATATGGTGGTAATCCATTTTATATAGGTGTGGGTGATCCTAACAAAGAGGAATCTAATTTCTTTGCTGGTGATATTGCACAAGTTTGTTTATTTGATAGAGCCTTTAGTGATGATGAAATAAACCAATATTATAAAACTGATTATCCATTTGCAATAAATTCAAAATTACATTATGATTTTTCTAAAGTAGAAAATGATATTGTTTATGATATGAGTGGTAACGGAAATCACGGACTTTTGAGAGGTGGATACATAGAATCAGAATCAATTGGTAAAATACCAAACACTACCTTACCATATAGAACTCGACCAGGTAGGTTTTTCTCACAGGCACACAAAAGAAATGATATGGTTGGTGGTAAATGGGTACATCAGAAAGATACAAGTATCAATGAAAGAAGATTTGTTGAAGAAGTTCAAGGTGGTATGATTAATACAGATGACGATGGACTTACAGATTTAAATTATAGTGTGGTTGGTAGGAAAACATTATTTGGTACTAAGCATGAAATGATAGATTTTAAATGTGAACAAGATATTCCAAGTCATGTGGAGTTTTAATGATTGTTTTAGGTTATGATTTTTATAAAGATAATTCTATTCAAAAACCAAATGGTTTGATAGGTCAAAAAATAACGGATGATAATAAAGACACATCCAATATTTTTCAGTTATATTTACCGCCATATTTAATAGAAATGTTCGATAATTTTAAAATAGATTATAAGGCTGATTCGGTTGATAACATTGAAAAAATGAATTTAAAACATAAATGGATTTATGTATTAGATGCACTTGGTGATCCTCGTGGTTGGTTAGGTAAATATTCTAAAGATGAAAATTCAATAAAGTCTGTATTTAGTGGTGTTAGTAAAAAGGCATTAAAACAGGTTCGAGACAATAAGGCCGTAATTATGATTTATCAGCCTATGGAAGGTTACCCTACCAATTGGTTGGGTAATGATGTTTATGAAATAATTTATAAAGAAATTAAAAAATATAAATTAAATCCCAAAAATATTTTATATGTGACTGGTAATTGGAAATTAAAAGAAGATTTCAAAAAGTGGAAACCCAAATCAAAATATTCTAAATCAGAAAATATTGTTGTATATAGTTTTAATAATGAAAGATATTTAGATTTTAGGAATAAATGGGAAGTTGCGGATTTAAATTCTAATAAAAAAAGAAGGGCATATTTTTTATGTTATAATAGGACACCACGAGGTCATAGAATGTATTTACTTTGTCTATTGCATGGTGCTGGTTTGATTCAAAAAGGATTTGTTTCATGTTCAGAAGTGCCTACGGATAAAAACTCACAAACTATTTTTAGTGGGTTTCTACATAATTTAGGTGTTGGTGTCAATTTACGAAAAAATGCAATTCAACTAAGACAAGAATTTGCTAAAGGTTCACCCTACATAGTGGATGTTGATGAATGGGGAACAAATCATTTTGATACATCACCACCTTGGCCATATGAAGAATCATTTTTTTCTGTAACCACTAATACTTTGTTTGAAGATGACGCATTATTTTTAGATGAAAAAATTTGGAAACCTATATTGAATTACCATCCTTTTATTTTTGTAGGATGTTATAATAGTTTAGAAAAACTCAAAGAGTTAGGGTTTAAAACATTTCATCCTTTTATAGACGAAAGTTATGATAAAGAAAAAAATCCTGTAAAGAGAATGTTAATGATTGTTAAAGAAATAGAAAGGTTGTGTAGTTATACGATGGAAGAAATGGAAAATTGGTATGAACAATTACTTCCAAGATTAAAATACAATCATCATCATTTATTTGATAGAAAAAACTTTAGTGAGTTTTTAAAAGTGATAAAACATGAAGTATAGTTTTATTTTTGATGATGATAATACATCTATGGGATTTCTTGAAAATGTAAGATTTGCAGGAATTGATATCAATAGAAAATCAATTGACAATATAAAAGATGATTTAAATTATTATGTAATGTGGAGTGGTAGTGGGAATAGCATCGATAAGTCAAAGGTTGAGTTAATCAATCAAGGTAAAATGAAATTACTTTTGATTTCGGATGGTGAGGCGTTACAAGAAATGACATTAAATTGGGCCGTAGATGTTATTAAAGATTTTAAAATAGATTCAAAACAAGTTATTTTTATGTCTTATGATTTAAGAAGTGATGAAACATATAAGTTATTATTAAAAGAATTTTCTAAATTTAGAAAATATCCATTAAGTGTTATTGGGATGGATACATATTGTTTTGAATCTCATTCAAATTTTGGTGATTTACCGCTACCAAATAAAGATAAAAAACCATACAAATATGTTTGTTATAATGCAAACGCAAAAGAATATAGAATGTTTATGGTTACTGAACTATTTAGACGAGGACTTGATAAACAAGGATTGATTTCTCTACTATTTAGATATGGTTCACCACAACAGATGAGTAGTGATTTTGTAAGTGAATTAGGATTTAATACAAATAAAGAATTTGGTAAATTGGTTGATAGTTACGCTAAAACAGAAATGACTAAACGAGTACCTTTAATTCTTGACCAAACTGTAAAACAAGTTGATAAAAATGATAGACCTGTTTCAGTTAATCATATAGAAAATTCATATTTTAATATAATAACAGAAAGTTATATGTACAACAAATCATTACCACAATCTCATAAAACGATTTTTGAAATGAGTGAAAAAACATATAAGGCACTTATATGTCAACCATTTATCCATTTGGGTAGTTATGGAGTTTTAGAGTATATGAAATCAATGGGATATAAAACTTTTCCTGAATTATTTGATGAAAGTTATGATGGTATAATAAATCATACAGATAGATTGTTAGCAGTTGTGAATTCGGTAGAAAAGGCCTGTAAAATTGATGATAGTGAATTTCATCATATTTATTGTAATGAAATTATACCAAAAGTTATTCACAATAGAAAATTGGCTAAATCTAAAAAAATTAAAGAAAAAATATGGAATAAGTTTATATCGGAGTTAGTAAAGTTATGAATGATGATTGTACTGGATATTTAAAACCATTTTGGGATGATGAATACAAACATTTGAAGTATAAAAAAATGCCATTTAATAGTAAATATGATGTATCCAAATGGAGAGAAAAGGGTTATACACAAGATGAAAAATACTTTACAGGAGAAATGTGTAATTACAACGAAAAACAACCAAGTTGGAATGAAACATTTATTTCTTGGGCTAGATATCAACACGGATTACATGATATTGGGTGTTGTTATTATCGTATGGTAACAAATGAAATATTACCAGTACACGGAGATGATTACAAACTTTATAGAGAAAAATTTAAAGTAGAACTTGTTGATTGTTATAGAATTTTAGTATTTTTAGAAGATTGGAAAAGTGGTCATTATTTTGAATTTAATAATAGGCCAGTAGTTGATTGGAAAAGTGGTGATTATTTTATATGGAATGATAAAGTTCCACATATGGCAGCAAATATTGGTATAGATGATAGATATACCTTACAAATAACAGGACATAAAAAATGAAAGTTTATAATCTTACAACCGAAAAATGTGCATCTAGATCTGTCGGTGGTGCCATAGAGGTTATATTGGGTGATAAGTATTTAAAAACTTATCCTGAAAAACATTCAAAAATATTTCCTAAATTTATACAATCTTATTATCATCTTACAACAGACGATTGGAATAATTTTGATAAATTATGTGATGATAATTATGTTTTTCAATTTGTGAGAAATCCGTTTGATAGATTTGTTTCTTCTTTTATAATGGCATATGGTGGAGATGAGGGACATAATTTTATAGCTGACGATATACCAAAACTTAGAAATCCAATATCAAAAGAAAATCAATTACTCTGTTTTAAAGATTTTTGTAAAAGAGTATCTGATAGTTTTAATGGTGGAAATTTTAATATGAATTCACACGTCATGTTACAAACTGATTGTTTAAGTTTTACTGCTAGAACTCCGAAACATAATATTATGGAGTTTGATATATGTGATTATATTGAAAGAAAAAAATATAATATTTTTAAAGTAGAAAATTATGATGAAAGTCTTGAAACACTCACATCTGATTTTGAAAAAAATAATTTTGTTACTTTTAAATTTCTTAAAAATATTGGTAAAATAGGAGATAGGTCATCGAAGAAATTCAGTACTGATTATAGAGATTGGTATAATGATGAAACATATAATTTAATGAGTCCTCATTTTAAAAAAGAAATGGAGTTATTTAATTATGAATTTTAACAAAATATATTTACAAAATTTGTTTATAGAAAATCCACCACACACTTCTGCAGAATTACTTTTTGAATGGGATAGGCCTCCAGATAATTCTTTTCAAATGAGCCTATATTCTGAAATAGAAACTGCAAAAGAAACTAATAAGTATATATTATTAATTAATGTTAACTTTGATCCTTGGTATCAATTTACAGAAAATAAAGATGTACGAGATGGAGTTTTAAAATCACTAAAAGAATTTTCAAATAAAGATGAAAGATTTAAAAAATATGTCAAGGATGTGAAAAATAAAAAAGCCTTAATATGTTTTATATGTTATGAGCCGAGTAATTTTTACTTCGAACCATATACTGAATTATTTTTAAATTTTTGTAATTACTTAAAAGTAAATCAGAAAAGTACATTTTTTATGGTGCCAGAAGATTATCATGTAGATATAGAAACTAATGGGTTTGATGTAATATTTTATCCAGGTCATACACCAAGAGGATTAGAAAATTATGAAGAATTAGATGAGTATGTAAACTTTTACAGGTTTTACAATAAACATACAAGAGATATGTACAGAGATAAACATTTTATTTCTACAAATAATGGTGGAAGAATAGGACGAACAAACATTTATAAAATCGTAGACGATAATAATTTATACGAAAAGGGGTATTTTTCATATCTACATACAGGAGATGATACCCTTGAAGGTTTAAAACAAAATTTAAATTGGTTTGGGCCAATTCAATGGTCACCACAATATTGGGATTATAAAGAAGAAAATAATTTAAAGTATGAAGAATTTGATGATGATTATGTACAGAAATTATATGACAAATTACCTATTGTATTAGATATAGAAAGAATAGCTTCAGGTGAAAAATATTATTTACAACCAGGTTTTTTAAATTCTTATTTTAATATAAATTGTGAGAGTTTTGAACAAAATGATGAGTGGAGTTATTGTAGTGAAAAATCATTTAAACCATTAATTTCTTGTCAACCATTTATATTAGTGGCAGGACAAAATCATTTAAAAACTTATAAAAAGTGGGGATATAAAACTTTTCATCCTTATATTGATGAGAGTTATGATGATGAACCAGATTACCATATACGGATGAAAATGATTGAAAATGAAATTTTAAGATTGTGTTCTTTTACTAAAAAAGAAATACATGAATGGTATTGGAATATGAATGATATACTATTACACAATTTAAATAATTTTAAAAAAACTATAACTACCGATTCACAAAAACGATATAAGAAAATTGAGGACAAGTGGAAAAATATATAATAACAAGTGGATGTAGTTATTCTGATGTTTCAATGGGAGCGTGGCCTAAACACATTGATGAATTTTTTCCTAATGTAATTGTCAAGAATTATGGTTCTTGTGCAAGAGGAAATGACTACATTAGTCGAACAATAATATCATCAGTGCAAAAGTTGTTAGATGATGGTGTAAAACCAAATAATATTTTTGTTTTGGGGTGTTGGTCTGGATTACAAAGACGAGATATATTAATAAATAAAGAAAGTGTTAAACAGCATTTTTCTTTATCTCATCATACAAAAAAACAAAATGAGTTGGGATTTACAAATAAATTACCAATAGGTGAGTGGGAAGGATTTAACGAGGAATGGTGGAAACTTATATCAGAAGAACAAGGTATAATAATTTCACTTGAGAATATTTTGAGAACAGAGTGGTTTTTAAGAGATAAAAAAATAAATTATAAATTTTTCAGTTTTGTTAATATTTTTGTAGATTCACATTACTTTGAGGAATGGAATCCAAAATATAATACAGAATCTAATACAAAAATTATTGAAAAATATCCAAATACTAAATATCTTTGGGATATGATAGATTGGGATAAATGGTGGTTTTGGAAAAATTATGGTGGAGTCGGTAATTGGATATTAGAAAATGTTAAGGGTGGATATGATAAAGATGAGATTGGTGGAATGTTAGGACATAACCATCCAACTGAAAAAGGTCATAAAGAGTTTGCAGAAAAAATAGTATCTATTTTTATAAATGATACTTATAATTAACAAAGGAGTTATTATGATAAAATATTTTAAATATCTTTGGTTTAAAGTTAAAGCTTGGTATCTTTACAAGAAGAAAATCAAAGAAATTAGAAAACGAGATCCGTTTATTTACAAATAAAATGGAAATTATAGGTTTTGGTGATAGTTGGGTTGCTGGACACGGAGTAGAAGCTGACGAGAAGTATTCTGATGTTCCTAATGAAAAAGTACCTGATGAGATATTAAAAATTCGTTTAAATGGTTCTTTAATTTCACAACTGGCAAATAAAGTAGATTGTACATGGAAAAACTATGGGTTATGTGGTGCAAGTAATAGTGAGATTTATAATTCTTTTTTAGAATGGTATAATAGTGTAAAAGTTAATAGTAGATATGTAGTTATTGTTGGATTTACAGTTACAAGTCGTGATGTTATACCATCTAAAACTGAAAAAGAACGAGGAATTAATCGAGAATTAATAGATGAATCTGATCAGATTAGACATTTACTACTTATTTATGATAAAATTTTAAAGTTATGTAAAGATAAAAATATTAATTGTATTTTTTTCAACGCGTGGGATTCAAGTTTGGATGATAAGTATGAAAACTTTTGGAAACCATCAGATACTATGGCTAATTTTTTATTAAATAAAGAGAAGAATGTGTGGCAATATGATTGGGGAAAAAATAATTATTATAAACTTGTTGGTACACGAGGTGGTTGGCATCCAAATATTAAAGGTTATAAATACATTACAGAAGAATTATATAATTTTGGAGTGAAATTAAAAATATGGTAAATAGGTTATTAACAATGGGATGTAGTTTTAGTTGTAATTCTTATCCTGAAATTTTACAAAACATAATGGGTGATATAGAAGTTCATAATTGGTCACGACATTCTTGTGGAAACGAACACATAATGAGGTCGGTTATATTTGGTTGTCAACAACATTATCAACAATATAAAACTTATGATAATTTATATGTTATTGTACAATGGTCAGGATTGCATAGGGTAGAAAAATTAGTTACTAAAAAAGAAACCATAGAGTTTGATGATTATTTAGAAAATGCCGAAGTTACACCAATAGTAAATTGGGATGATGATTGGGAGAGTGGTAAAAAAAGAGAATCGGGTTGGTTGTTTGGAACGGGCTGGTTTCATTTACCAATTTGGAAAAAGTGGTTTCAAACCATAGAAACTGATGAACTTGCCTTTATTAGAACTATGGAATGTATTTTAACACTACAACACTTTTTTAAATCAAATAATATAAATTATAAAATGATAAAGATGGAAAATATTTTTAATGATTATTCGGTTGATTATTTAAAGGGGGCCACGATATCAGAACCCGATTCACAAGATTCTGGTGTGTTATGGAATCATTTGAGCACTTTAGATACCATTAAAAATGTTTCAAAGAATACACCATTACTTAAAGATAAGTTTCCAAACGCCACTCATTTGTGGGATATGATTGATTGGTCTAAATGGTTTTTATATAAAAATGATTTGGTTGAGAATGGTGGAATTTCAGAGTGGACTTTATTTGAGGGAAGTCGGCCTTGGTCTACCGAAGATGATGTACAACATCCAAGTATGGAAAATAGAGAATTATTTACAAGAAAAGTTTTATTAGAGGATATTGAGAAATGGAAATAAAAATTAAAGGAATTGATAGACATATTATAACAGGTGGTTGTAGTTTTACAAATTGTGCAAAATCTTGGCCATATCATATAGACCAAGAAAAATATGGGTGGGTACACAATGTTGCAACACCAGGTGCTGGGCAGGCATTTATATCTCGTAGTGTTATTTACGAAATTGAACAGATGATAGGCAATGGTATCCGTACTGAAGATATTGATGTATTTGTAATGTGGTCAGGAATAGATAGGTATGAAATACTATCTACTCAAAAAGAAACGCCGATGCATCAACTCTATATAGAGGGTAATGATATGAATTGGTTAGAAAATTTTGTTTATAGAGATGGTGACAGAATTCCTTTTGAGGAATCTTGTTGGTTAAAAAGTTCGACTCGTGGTATGCAGTGGGAAAATAAACCTGTTGTTAAATTATTTGATACTTATTTTAAACACTTCCACACGGAAGAAGAAAGTTTTGTTAGAAGTCTTGAAAATATTTTAAGATTACAATGGTATCTTGAAAGTAAAGGTATAAACTACAAATTTATGTGTTGGCAAAACATCTTTAATAAATATAGTTTTACCGTACCTAAAGGTTTTCCATCGGCAGGTGAAGTTAATGAAGGACATAATATTTGGTGTATGGGTTGGTTTGACAATTATCATTGGTCACCAAATAGAATTTTTCCGAAGGATGTAACTTGTAAACTATCAAAAGATACACCTTTATTAAAAGACTTATATGAAAATTCAACTCATCTGTGGGATATGTTAGATTTAAACAGATGGTGGTTTTATGAAGATAATCAAATAGAATATGGTGGTTTGGCAGAATGGATTGTTTTGGGTAAACGACATCCTTTTGGAAATGGTCGTGAGGATCCAGGACATCCATCCGAAAAATCTCACGGAGTTTTTACAGAAGAAGTTATTTATAAATTATTAGAGGAGTTAAGAGGATGAAACATATAGTTACATCAGGTTGTAGTTTTTCAGAAGATACACACACTTGGTCTACGTTTGTTAGGTTATATAGTGAAGAATACCATCCATCAGAAAAAATAAAAGTTTGGAATTATGGATGTGGTTCTCGTGGAAATTTTTGGATTAGAAGGTCAATTAGTAGTAAGGTATTTGATTTACTACAAGAAGGTGTTAATCCAAGTGATATTTACGCTATAGCATCTTGGTCAACTTCATCAAGAATAGAAACACCATTTGACCACACTAAATGGCCAATAGATCCAGATATGGGTAATTTTGATCCATCTGATGAGACCAAACCAGGTAGAGGACTTGAAAGATTCGGTGAAGTTAGATATCATAGGTATTTAGTATCAGACTTTGCTAGTAAATTCCATGACGGAAGTTCTTATGATGGTGGAGAAACATTTTGGACTTGCTGTCATCCTACTGTATATAAAACTCACGAAGAAGAAATGTTAAAATTCAATCAACATAAATATGCATCTTCGTTAGAAATAATAAATTATTATGACCAAATTTTATTCTTACAAAATTATTTAGATGTAAATAAAGTTAATTATATGTTTATGAGTATGAGAAATTTAAGACAAAATATATTTGGAGATGATTCTCTGAGTAATGAAGATTGGTGGTGTAAACAATTTAAGTGGAATGAAGATTCTAAATTTGAAATAAATAATTGTAAGTGTAGTCATTGTGAAGATTATAGAAGAAATGGTCATTGGTTAAAACCACAATATTCTCGAATGATTACTCCAAATGTCAAGGAATGTCCTATGATTGAAGAATCACTACCACATTTAAAACCAACCATTAAACAAATAAATTGGGATAAGTTTTGGTTTTATAAAAATGAACGAAACGATTATGGTGGTAATTTAGAATGGACACATGAAAATACTGATTTTTGTTCTCCTAATCCAGAACCACATCATCCAATGCCACACTCTTGGTTAGAGTTCTTTTGGAATATTTTGAAACCAAGATTAGAAAAAGATAAAGTTTATGTTAAAGGAGATGATAGTTTTTATGTAGATTTAACAACTCAATGGGGCAAATTTAAAGGAGATAATATATGAAAATATTAGGGATAAACGGATTAAATCACGACGCTGCAGTGGCCCTTATAGAAGATGGTGAAGTATTATTTGCTGGTCATAGTGAGAGATATAGTGGGGTTAAAAACGATTCTGATTTAAACAATGAGTTGATGGCTGATTGTTATCGATATGGTAGACCAGACAAAATTGCATATTTTGAACGACCATACTTAAAAAAACTTAGACAATTAAAGGCAGGTCAGTATAGTGAAGTTCTTTCTACTAAAAATATTCCATATAATTATTTAAAAAAATGGATAGGAAATACTCCAATTGAATATGTTCAACATCATCAATCTCATGCAGCAGCAGGATACTACACGAGTCCTTATGAAGAATCTGCAATCGTAGTAATAGATGCAATAGGAGAGTTTGAGACTTGTACGATTTGGTATGCTTGGGGAAGTCATTTTGAAAAACGATATAGTTTAAAATATCCAAAATCACTTGGTCTTTGGTATTCAGCAATGACTCAACGATTAGGATTAAAACCGCAAGAAGATGAATACATCCTTATGGGAATGGCTGGTTGGGGGACGGTTAATGAGGAATTAAAACAAAACATACGAAATGATTTCTTTAACGATAGTGATAAACTGATTGACCTAAAGAATAATTTACACAGAGGTTGTTTAGATTGGAATCCTGAATACTACAAAGATGATGATAGTGAACAATGGAAATTTGATATTGCAGCAAATGTCCAATCAATTTGTGAAGAAGAAATCGTAAAGGTATTTGAGTTGACAAAACAATTAGTACCCGAAACAGATAATTGTGTTTACATGGGTGGAGTTGCATTAAATTGTGTAGCAAACTCAATTATAGCCCGTGACCACTATCCTAATTTATGGATATTACCAAATCCAGGTGATGCAGGTTCATCATTAGGTTCTGCAGCATATGTATTTGGTGAACACGTGAATTGGACTTCACCATTTACAGGTTATGATATAAAAGGAAAATATCCAACCACAAAAGTATTAAATGAATTGTTGAGGGGGAATATAGTAGGAGTGGCAAATGGTAGAGCAGAATTTGGGCCACGAGCTTTGGGTAATAGAAGTTTGTTGGCAGATCCAAGAGGTAAGAATATTAAAGACCAAATGAATGAAATTAAAAATAGACAAAAGTTTCGTCCCTTTGCACCATCGGTGCTGGAAGAGCACGCCCACGAAATATTTGATATGCCAGTTCGTAAGTCTCAGTTTATGCAATTTACTGCACCTTGTAAATTTCCTAAGAAGTATCCAGCAATATGCCATGTTGATAATACTTCAAGAGTTCAAACCGTCAGTAAAGATGATAATCCTGGATATTATAAATTGATAAAAAGATTTTATGAGAAAACAGGATGTCCAATGGTTTTAAATACAAGTTTAAACATAAAAGGACAACCGATTGTAAACTCATATCATGATGGAGTAGAATTTACTAAAAAGTATAATGTGAAGGTGTTTTAATGAAAAGTATTGATATAATAAAAGAACTTGAAAAGTGGATAGTTGATAAAGGAAGTGGTGGATATACTGAAGGAGTAGATTCATATACTGAATATTATTCTGGTACAAATCCAATAGAAGGTATTCAGCAAACTAAACAAGAAATAAAAGAGTTTGTAGAATATTTAAATGATAAATTTAATGGTGGTATTATTTTGGAAGTTGGATTGGGATATTTTGGTAGTACTCATTTTATATGGAGAATGATTTTTGATAAAGTTATCACAATTGAAAATCAAAATGATAGAATTAAAGAATTTGGTTTGAACACTCAAAAATATTATAATAAGTGGATTTTAAATGATGGAAAAAGTTTCTTTATACATGGAGATTCGAATAGTCCAGGCACCGTAGGTGATTTATACAACTTAACTCAAAACGAAGAAATAGATATTGTGTTTATAGATGCTTTACATACTTATGAAGCAGTATTAACTGATTGGTTGGTTTATAGTCCACGAGTCAAGAGAGGTGGAATTGTGGCATTCCATGATTGTGAGAAAAGATTTCCACATCGTAAAGGAGTTGCGGATTTTATAGATGAATTAGAAAATGGAAACATAGATGGTAAAAAATATAAAATGAATAAGATTGTACATTCAGCTGAACAAGGAATTTGTTGGTATATAAAATGAATTTATTTATATTTTTATCACAGATGGGTTCAAATCACCATTTTCGTAATTTTGACAATATGGGTGATTGGAAAAAATATGCACACAATTGGGATTTTGATCTTTCCCATATAGCAAAAATAAAAAATGATAATTTAGATGTTGGATTATTAGAATGGAAATTTGATTATCATCATAATCTTTTTAATAATTTTGCATTAGAGTCTAATATATTGGACAACCTTGATGGGGATAGACCTTGTGTTATTTTATGGGAATGTCGAGATGAAATTGGTGAATTAGTAAGATGGGAACAAAACAAAGACCATCCTTTAATAAAAAATTTATTTAGAAAATTAAAAAATAAACAATCAAAATTGGTATTTTTTAATTGTGATGTCGGTCATGTTTATAATAAGGGAACTGAAAAGGACTTAGAGGATCCAGATTGGATGTATATAAAGGATTTCTTAAAAAGATATAATATTTCAGGTGAACAATTATCAATAATCGGGCCTGACAAATATGTCATTAGGGAAGATAGAGATAAGGTTGATAATGAAGGAGTAACTTTTTATAATTTTCACAGACAGGCAGCATATCAAAAAATTTATAATTTTGATTATTATAAAAATTTTAACAAAGTGGTTCAGAGTACAAGACCATTTCTCAGACAAAAGAAATATCTATGTTTAAATAATAGTACAAGAGAACATAGAGCAGATATATTTACCTTTTTACATCAGAATAATTTTATGTCAGATGGTTATCTTTCATATGGTTCATTTTACGGAGATACAGGTCCGAATAATCAAATATCTGCTGGGGTTTTATCAGAAAGTCAAATAGAAGATGTTTGGCACGATTTTAAAAATTTAAAATATAAAAAAAATAAAATAAAAGAAACTTTTAAACTTATTCCAAGACTTGTGGATAAGAAAGTAAATTGGACAGAAAATTTTGATGGTGATATAGGTACGGTAATTAATCCATCATTATATTTAAGTTCATATTTTAACATTGTCACAGAAACAGATTTTGATATGGATTGGAGAGATATACAAATTACACATCTTACAGAAAAAACAATAAAACCCATTCATATGTTTCATCCTTTTATTATAATCGGGCCTTACAAATCATTAGAAGTTCTTAGAGATTATGGTTTTAAAACATTTAGTCCACATATTGACGAGAGTTATGATGATTGTAAAAATGCACACGAGAGGATGGAGTTAATCAAAAAAGAAATTTTAAGATTAAATTCTATGAGTATAGAAGAATTAGATGTTTGGTATTGGAATATGTTCAATATTTTAAACCATAATTATAAACACTTACGACATCATAGTAGAAAACAGGTTACTAATTTAGTAAATATTTTGGAGGAAAAATGGAAAAGCTTGATAAAATAAAATATCTTTATGTTGGTGGAGATAGTTGGTCTCGTGGTGATGATTTACCAGAAGATGAAACTTTAGCTGATTATCCTGATGGTCCTATGGGTAGACCAATTGGTAGGTATAGTGATGTTCTCGGTGAAAAAATTGGATGGGAAGTTATAAATGAATCTCAAGGTGGTGGAAGTAACGATAGAACGGTTAGAAAAATGATTGATTGGTTTGCAAAAAATAAAGACAAGTGGGAAGAAACTTTCGTAGTTATTTGTTGGACACAATATACACGAGAAGAACTTTGGAATGATGTGATGGGAGAATATGAAACTCAACAATTCCAATCAACAGATTTAGACAAGAGAGAAGGTAAGTGGTTTGGTGAACAGGCAGATGAAATGTTAATCCAATCAGATGCTGGTTTAAAACCAACAAAAAAATGGTGGGAAACATATCTGATAAATTTTTATAATTTCGATAAGCGTTCACAAAACATGATTAGACAAATTATATTCTTACAGAGTTTTTTAAAGGCAAATAATATCCCTTATTATTTTCACAACGCATTTTCTAATGATGCATACACACATAGTTCTTGGTTGATGTCGGAGTGGAGCGTTGATTATGATGAAGAAAAGTGGAAAGAAATAACAAGTATGATTGATTATAATTTTTATCACCCAAATTCTTTTATGACTTGTATACAAGATTGGGAAGAAGATGGATTGATTGAAGAAGATAAGGGTTTATATCCAAATGGTGGACATCCTACATCTGTATCACATAAATTATTTGCAGATGAACTCTATAACGCAATAAAAAACAAATATTAAAGTTGGTTAAGTATACAAATATAAAAGATATACCTTGGTATAATTTTACTCTTTTAAGATCGTCACATAGTGATAAAGATAGGGGGTGGAATGGTATTACATTTGCAAAACGAATGTATATAGATAATGAGAACAATCTTTTATACACACTTTCTTCTGAAACTACTTTTTTACAAAAGGTGGCCGAAAGTAATATAGTAGAAAGAATGTCATACGGAGGTCTTACTGAAGCCAGAAGTTATTGTGTTGAATCGTTTATAACAAATAACAATGAAGTTGTTGGTTATGTTCAAAAAATGTATGGTGGTGTGGACACTACTATATTTAACCTACTAATTGATAGTAAATATTCTCGATTGGCAGTTGATTTTATAAACCGATGGAAACGGGCAGTTAATAAATGTGATTTTTTTTGGGATTTGAGTGAAGTTAGAATTGATTCGGATGGAAATATACAACCTATTGATTTAGACGAAGGAATATTGAGTAGTGATAGAGGAGAGTGGCCATGGTGGACTCAGTTTAAAGGTTATTGGACTGAACCTATGCAATTTCAAGAAACATTAGCCCGAAGTGGTATATTCCTCGGCCCAAAATTTGATTACGAAACTTATAAACAAACTCAATCACATAGATTTCAAGATAAGTTTGCTGGATATTTAATTCCTATACCAAAATATAATTGGAAAAATTATCTTATCGAAATGAAAAAGAATAAAAAATGAAAAAGATAATAGTAAATCATGCAGGATTACTTGCACAATATAATAATGTTATACTATCAGTTTTAGAAGAATGTCCGACAGAAGAAGAATTTGAATTTGTATTCGATGATTTCTGGCCAAGTCCATTTGAACCAAAAGGAAATATTTTTTACAATGATAAGAGTATTTCGTGTAGTGATATAGGAGATTTAACAAATTTAAATCAAAATAAATCACGATTAGATTTGGAAAAAACACAATTGATGTTATCTCGAAAATTTGTACCTTTGGATATTGTAAAACATTATAATAAAATAATAGATAAGTTCTTCAATCCAACCGAAAAGTTAAATCAATCTTTTTCTAATATGTTAAATAAATACAAAATAGATACAACGAAAACTATTTTTGCATATTTTAGAGGAACAGATGGGGCATATGAAAGACCAGCTGGTTCTTTTCCAGTTTGGGGATATATGCCAATTTTAGATAAGATTTTAAACTCGGATACCGAGATAGACACAATAGTATTACAAAGTGATGCTGGTCACTTTTATTTTTATATACAAGACTATCTATGGAAAACTTATCCAAACATACGAGTTGTAATCATTGATGATGTGAATTTACCCAATACAACTTGGGAATTTATATCAGAAAAAACAAATGATCATCCTTTTTACGGAAATGAACACGAGGATAGGATTAAAAAACATTCAGTATGGGTAACTGAACCACAAACACATACTGAACATTTAGAGAGTGGGTTTTATGAAAGTCCAAATCAGTTCAGTTTATTTTGGACATCCATATCAATAATTTCATCAAAGTGTAAATACTTTATTGGTAATAAAAGTAATTTTTCTTTGTTTAGTAATTTATATAGAAAAAATAGCAAAAATACGGCAATACTTGACGCACAACTTAAAGTAAAATTAAATTCGGATATAATGAGTGAAGAAGAATTTCAAGATAGTGATTATATGAAAACTAACTTTCCAGCAAGGAATAGGAATATATGGAAAACACAGTAAAGGGTAGGTTCGATTCTGTAAATGAAACTTATCAACCTTATGTTAAAAAACATTTAGGTGAAAATTCATTACAAAATATTTTAACTTGTGGTGGTTCTGATGGTGCAGTAAATGTAGAACTTGAGCGTCACAAAGAATTTACTTATGAAAATATTTTTCACTATGAATTTAAAGATAGAGAAATTCATTTTGATGTAGTAATAAAAGATAATATTTTATGTCCTGAAGTCCCTATTGAATCTGTAAATTTGATTTATGCAGATGTTGGTGGACCAGGTTGTTATGATATGATAATGAAAGATGACATAAAAAGTGGTGTTCTTAAAATACTTGAGGCTGGATTATATCAAAATAAACTTGGAATATTAGTTTTTTTATATTTTGACGGAGTAGGAATTGAACCTTTTTTAAATAGACAATATGGTGATTATAAATCAAAAGATTTTTTTAGTAAAGATGTTACTTGGTATGATAAATATAACAAGGGAACATATTCTCAAAGATTAGATGGTGTGGTTTTTTATAAATGAGAAAGTATATTATAGTACGGAAATGGGCATGGACGAGTTTTTGGGATATTAGTTTTGGTAATCGAATAAGATTTTGGGAATTTGCACAGACCATTAATAAAATAAATAATTATAAATACACCCTTTTAGTACAGAGTGAAAACGTGGATGTGTGGGGTGAAAGTTATTTTATTAATTATCCAAATACTATTGTAGTTAGATCATTTCCAACTATCAGTAATAAGAAGGTAAGACTTATTGATAATGCAAAGAATTATCATGAAGGAACTTTTGTATTCGATGACGATGTTATTGATATAACACCATCCGTAGATAATTGGAACTATGTGAGACCTTTATGGGATGAGAATAATAGTAAAGTATCAACAAAAACCGACAATGTTGTTGCACAGGAATACCAAAAAACTGGTCATAGACCAATATTTGATATTGAAATATATGATAAAAAATTAGAAACTATTATTAAAGAAGAAGTTAAAGGTCGTGTGGGATTACACTTGAGGGGTGATACTCCAAATGGTCAATGGGATATTTACAAAAAACAACACCCAAATTCAAGAAAAGAATATATTAAACAAGAACTTGATAAAATAGTGGATAGTGGATTTGACAAATTTTATTTATCTACTGATATTTTTGTTAAGCCTACTCAAAGGTTGATTAAAAAAGATTTTGTTAATTTTCATAAAGGTGTTTTGACAGACTTTGATGAAACCCATTGGAGTGAAGATTTAATAAATAAAGATGAGTATATTTGGAATGATGCATTTTATGAATATGATAAAGAAGAATATTTGTGGATAAATAGATTAAATACACCTGCGGATATAATGAAAGGAATTGGTGGTGAAAAACAATATAATTGGGTAAAAGAATTATATGATGAGTATGATATAATTGATTATAGGAGTATTCTCAGTAAATATGATACTTTTTTAAATAATTGGAAAAAATTAAGATGTATTGATATAATTGATTTGTGGAGTTTGATTTATAGTGAAAAGTTTAGTGACCAAATGGGTAATAATGCTGGAACATTTTCTCGATTTGTCACTAATTACAGGAAAAAATTTGAATAGTTTTTAATTTTGTTTATACTTATATATAAGAAGTCTTGTAGAGATAACACGGGTAACCAATCCTGAAAGTCCAAACCCTCTACAAAGTAGACTATAAACATGGGTGGCATCAAAGTAATTGGTGTCTCCGTTAAGGAGATTTTTTTATGCGAGTTTTAATAACAGGTATTACAGGTTTTGTTGGTAGTCATATGGCTGACTATCTAATTGAAAATATTCCAAATGTAGAAATATTTGCTATCAGAAGATGGAGAAGTCGTGATGATAATATCAGACATTTGTACTCTGCTGGTAAATATGGTGATGATAAACAAGACCATGTTCAATTTATTGAGGCAGATTTAGGTGATAGGGGAAGCTTGTCAAATGCGATAAAAATATCTAAACCAGATATTGTTTATCATTTTGCGGCTCAAAGTTTTCCTGAATCAAGTTTTCTCACGCCAGTTAGTACCCTTACAACAAATGTAATTGGTACTACCAATCTTTTAGAAGAATTAAAATTGGCAAAGGATAGAAATTATTGTAATCCTACAATAATAAGTGTTTCCTCATCCGAGGTATATGGTAATCCAAAGGAAGATGAAGTTCCAATAACAGAAGATAACTGTATTAGAGCAGCCAATCCATACTCAATATCAAAAGTAGGACATGATTTAATGTCACAATATTATGCAAATGCATACGATATGAAAATCATAATAACTCGTATGTTTTCCCATGAGGGTTCTCGTAGAGGAAAACGATTTGCACTATCGTGGTTTGCATATCAGATAGTAATGGCAGAAAAAGATGAAAACTTTCCACCATATGCCCCAAGTTTCCCAACACATCCTATTAAACACGGAAATCTCGATTCCGTTAGAACTTATAATCATATAGAAGATGCAGTTCATGCCTATTGGTTGGCCGTAGATAAGTGTGATTCTGGTGAAGTTTATAATATAGGTGGTGATTACACTTGTACGGTTGGAGATGCATTAGATATGTTAATATCAAAATCAATAAATCCTAAAGCCTTTATAAAAGAACTTGATCCTGCAAGAGTTAGACCAACTGATATTACATTACAAATACCAAGTAGTGATAAATTCCGAGAGAAAACAGGTTGGAAACCAATAAAAGGATTAGAAGAAATTTGTGATGATTTATTAAATTATTGGAGAAAAGTTTTATGATTGAAGGATTAGAGACTTTTGAAATAGATGCTTGGGAAGATTTCAGAGGTGATATTTACACAACTTGGGATAGTGAAAAATATCCAAGACTAAATTGGAGACTTGATAAATTTTCACATTCACGAAAAAATACACTACGAGGTTTACACGGAGATGATAAAACTTGGAAACTTATAAATTGTGTACAAGGAGAATTTTACCTTATAGTTGCAGATAATCGACCTAGCTCACCATCATATAGAGATTGGGATTCGTTTGTATTATCAGCTAAAAACAGAAAACAAGTTTTAGTTCCACCTGGTTGTGCAAATGGACACTTTGTTCTAAGTGATGATTGTACATTTCATTACAAACAGGCATTTGATGGGAATTACAATGATATAGATAAACAATTTGTCATAAAATGGGATGATGAGATGTGGTCATTCGAATGGCCCCACAACAATCCAACTTTATTTGGGAGAGACAGATGAATATACCATACACATTAGAAAAAGTAAGAGATATTAAAATAACAGAATCCGATTTAATCGAATTTGAAGAAGAAGTCAAAGAGAAGTATGAAAATACTGAAATAAAAGCTCCTGTTCATTTAACTAAAAATAACGAAAAGGAATTGATAGAAATATTTCAATATGTACATCCTGATGATTGGGTTTTTTGTGGACATAGAAATCACCATCATGCACTTTTACATGGTGTTCCACGAGACACACTAATGGATTTGGTAGTTCGTGGTAGAAGTATGAGTGTACATTCTAAAAAACCTAAGCTTTACTCATCTTCTATTGTGGGTGGAACTATATCTATTGCACTTGGTACGGCACTATCTTTAAAACGGAAGGGTTCTAAACAAAAGGCTTGGTGTTTTATAGGAGATATGGCCTTTGAAACGGGTATCTTTTATGAGGCACATAAATACGCAACTAATTTTGATTTACCATTACAATTTGTTGTTGAGGATAATAATATGAGTACCAATACACCAACAGATGAAACTTGGAATTATAAAAAAAGAGATATCCCATATGGTGTAATTTACTATCAATATGACAGAGGATTTCCACATCATGGAACAGGAAATTGGGTATTATTTTAATATGAAATATTTGTATGTTGGTGGAGATAGTATGTCTGATGGTTCTTGTTTAATTGAATATTCTGATGAACGGATAAAAAGATTAAAATTAAAACACACGGAGTGGGATATTGGATTTGATGAGAGGTGGAGTAAATTACTTTCAGATAAACTTAATTTAGAAGAAATAAATCAGGCCAGACATGGTAATTCAAATGATAAAATATTTAGAACTACTATGGATTGGGCACTTAACCATATTGAAGATTTAAGTGAAACTTTATTTGTTATTGGTTGGACAGGCTATGATAGATTTGAGTTTTATGATAATTACTTGGATAGATATGTACAAGTTTCAAATGGAGAACCTACTCATAATGATAGGGATGACAAGAGATTACAAAAATATGTAATTCAGTATTGGAAAGAACATCACAACAAAAAAGAAGTTAAGGATAATTACTTACGAAAAATAATTTCATTACAATCTTTTTTTCAATCAAATAATATATCTTACTTATTTTTTGATGCAATTGGATTACAAGTTGATGTAATTAAAGAAAATAAATATAAGTTGTTTCTTGATAAAAATCATTGGTGGAATTATAATAAATCAATTAATAGTTTTCATCATATAGCAGAAAAATTAAAAAGTTTTGGAATTGATTTTAAAGATGACGAACACGGATATCACGGACATCCTGGTATTGAAGCACACGAGAAATTATCAGAAGAACTTTATGTAAAGGTTAAAAATATATTATGAAATACAAAGATGAATTAATAAGAAGTATGGAGTGGTTGAGTGAGAAAGATGATACAGTTTTTCTTGGACAATCAGTTTTATATAGTGGTAATGCCATTTATAATACATTAAATACTTTACCATCAGAGAAAATGATAGAACTTCCTGTTTTTGAGGAAGTTCAAATGGGAATGAGTACAGGATTAGCATTAGATGGATATGTTCCAATTAGTTGTTTTCCACGATTTGATTTCTTAATGAGGTGTATGGATGCATTAATGAACCATTTAGACAAGGTTAAATATATGACAGAAAATATATTTCAACCAAAGGTCATTATTAGAACTTCCATTGGGGCTAAATTTCCATTGGATGGTGGGATACAACACACACGAGATTACACTCAGATGATGAAAGATAATTTAACAGAAATTGATGTAGTTTTATTAAATGAGCCTGAAGAAATATTTCCTGCATTTAAAAAGGCTTACGAAAACGAAGGTTCTACAATGATTGTGGAACAAGGAGATTTTTATAATGAAAAATAAAAGTGTATTAGTAACAGGTGGTGGTGGAATGGTGGCACATTTTTTAATAAAATTATTAAAAGATTTAGATGCTAATGTTACAAGAGTAGATTTACCAACTTCACAATTACCCGTTGATATCGAAGGTGATTTAAGAAGTAGAAAATTTTGTGAAGAAATATGTGAAGGTAAAGATTTTATTTTTAATCTCGCCGGACTTAAAGGTTCACCAAAACGAGTGATAGAATCTCCAGCGACATTTAGTGTTCCACAAGTTCAGTTTGGTGCAAATATGGCTGAAGCAGCTTTTAATTCTAAATGTAAGTGGTATTTATACACAAGTTCAGTAGGTGTGTACCATCCCGCAGAAGTTTTTTACGAGGATGACGTATGGGAAACATTTCCGTCAAAACACGATTGGTATCCTGGCTGGGCAAAAAGAATGGGAGAATTAAATGTTCAATCGTATATGGAAGAAACCAACAATAAAAATTGTTCAATAGTTAGACCTGCTAATGTATATGGTCCTTATGATAATTTTGGTGAATGGTCTATGGTTGTTCCATCATTAATTAAAAAGGCCTTTGAAAATGATGTATTGGAAGTGTGGGGTGATGGTTCACCTATAAGAGATTTAATTTATGCTGAAGATGTGGCACGTGGAATGTTACATATGGTACAGAACGAAGTAAATGAACCAGTTAATCTTGCAAGTGGAACAGGAGTAACCATCAAGGAAGTTGCAGAAATAGTTTCTAAATATTTTGGTAAAGAGATTAAGTGGGATACTACAAAACCTATGGGTGATATGAAAAGAATAATGAGTACAGAACGTGCAGAAAGTTATGGGTTTACACCAAATGTATCTTTAACAGAAGGAATACATAATACCATTGAGTGGTATTTAAAAATCAATGAGTGATGTAATAACACTAAAACGGATATTAGATGGTGGTAGAGGTTTGCCAACTCAAAAGGATCCGTATGATTGGTATAGGTGGTATAGTAAAATTGATTTCAATAAAAGAACACTTATTTTAACTCGTCACGAAGCTTCAGATGCTCTAAGAATAAAAAAATTGTTGGAAGTAATGAAAGATAGATATAACATGACTAAAGATGATTTTGTTATTATAGAGGGTAATCTTAATCTTCCACTTGATTTTGTTGAGAATTGGGATGAGTATTTATATTGTCCACTTGGAGATGGAGTAGGTTGGGAATATTATAAGAAATTTTTATTTCAAGAAAATGATAATAAACTTAAAACAAAGAAATTTTTATGTATGAACGGTTCATTTCAACCACATAGAGTAGTATTATTAGATGATTTATACAAAAATAATTGTTTAGAAGATTCTCATTATTCAAATAATTTTGGTGGTGAGGAGTTTTATGATTGGGTTAAAAAACAAATAAAAATAGATTGGAACGCTGTATGGGCAAAAGTAGAACTTTCAAAGGATTTTTGGTCTGGTAACAAAAAAAGATTAGATGGTGCTGATGAAAGTGATGAACATCTGTCAATACAAACACATATTAAATATTTTCAAGATTCATATTTTTCTGTTGTTACGGAAACTTGGTTTAATAGTCAGATACCAGAGGAGTTAGTAAAAGATTATCCAAACACACCATTAAAAATAACTGAGAAAACTTGGAGAGCTTTATTTTTTCATCCATTTATAGTTTTGGGATGTCCTTATACATTAAGGTATTTAAAAGGTTTAGGATTTAAAACTTTTCCTGAATTTTTTGATGAGTCTTATGATGAGATAGAAGATGTTCGTGGACGATATGATGCAGTATTAAATAACATTTTAGAACTTAATAAAAAATCTTTAGAAGAATTAAAAGAAATGTATGATTCCGTTTACGATAAGATACTATACAATCAACGACTTTTTCATGATTGGGATAGAGACAAATTAGTATCGGATTTATATGAAAAAATTATGAAAAATCCAAATGAATTATAAAATAAAATATAATAAAAACGGATATGTGGTAATTGATGATTTTTTACCTATTGATATTTACAATGAGATAGTAGATATTTTTCAAGAAGGTGAGTATGAAGAAATTGCACAATCATTTGATGATAGATATGAATTGTGGAATAGTGGTGATGAATATTTCCCATCAGTAGATGAGGTGTATACAAATCATTTTTATGGAAGTCAAGGTGTATCTCATAGTCCACGAGTTTTGGAGATTTATAAAAAATATATAAAACCTATTATTGAATCTATTACGGATGGGAAGTCTGGCAAAGGTAGACATCAGGCAACAAAGTATAATAGAAATGGTAAAGATTTTTTAAGAACCCATGTAGATGATTATATGGGTTATATTGGATATGTGATGCATTTTCAAAAAGAAACTTGGAAATATGATTGGGGTGGATTACTACATATGTCAATTGATAATGATATTAAAACTATTTTACCACAACCAAACAGATTAGTGATACATAATCATTCTATGGGTATACCTCATTGGGTTACACCGACAAATAATTGGTCAAAGGAAAGTAGATATACACTTACTGGTTTTTGTATTAAAAATGATGATAAGTTGCCCGAAACTTGGAGAAGTAGAGATGACTATTCCATACTTTGATGAAATAGAGTCGTGGGCTCGAAGAAAGTATATTAGAGAAGAACTTAGTGAAAAATCTTCTCTAAGTAAAATATTAGGATCTGATATGAATTTCGTAAAAAACGAAATTGAAAAACCCTTTTATGATTTTTTTATTAGAATTATGGAAAAGAATAATATTGAACACGATGATTTAGAAAAACTTCATAAACAATTTCCAAAAAGTTATTTTACTTTTGAGGGTGATGGTTATAAATCTGCTGTTAATAAAGTAGGTGAATTATTATATAATCAAGATGAAAAATTTAAAAAAGAATATGTTGAGAAAGTATTAAAAAAGATTTATAAATTATTGGGAAAAGATTTTTATTTTCAATCCGTACCTAATTTTAGAGTTCATTTTCCTAATATGGAAAGTAGTATTTTTCCTATGTGGCATTCAGATTGGATGAACGGTCACCACACACGAGAAATAAATATTTGGTGTCCTATTACACAAAATAAAGATTTAGGATTTAGAGTATTAGATTTAAAAACTTCTAAGAAAATTCTTTCTAAATATAATCACGATTCTGAATACTTTTCTAAAAATAGAGAGGATACTGATTTAAAAAAATATTTACATAGTAAATCAAATAATCTTAAAGGATTAAAAGATGTTATGATTTTTAATGGGTATTGTCTACACACGACTATGGACAGACCTAAAAATGATTTGACCACAAGAGTTTCGGTGGATTTTAGGCTAGTTTTATGTGATGATTATCATTCAACACCCTATTTATTTAGGGGAGATGAACGATTTGCAAGAAAACAGGCAATATTTTCACCAGGAGGAAAATTTGGTTATGATCAGCATCCAATTAGTTATTATTAAAAAGGAGTTACAAAATGCCAGCAGATAGTAGAACAAAAACTACAATAATAAAATTAAGAAAACATAAGAGAACAAAAGAAAAAACTTGTCTTGTTACCGCTTATGATTATCCACAATCACTAATAGCAGATAAGGCAGGTGTTGATGCAATACTTGTAGGTGATTCTTGTGGGATGACAACACACGGATACAAAACAACTATACCCGTTACAATGGATGAGATGATAAACCATTGTGAATCAGTATCACGAGGAGCAAAAGATGCTTTCTTAATCGGTGATATGCCTTATATGTCCTACCAAGAATCAAATGAATTGGCAGTTAGAAACGCTGGAAGATTCATAGTTGCTGGTATGGATATGGTAAAGGTTGAGGGAGCAATGGTTGATAGAATCAAGGCAATATGTGATTCAGGTATTATGGTTATGAGTCATTTGGGATTAACACCACATACTCGTGCTAAACTTGGTGGATATAAAGTTCAAGGTAAAACAGCAAAGAGTGCTGAGATAGTGTTAGACCAAGCAAAAAGATTACAAGATGCTGGATGTTCAGCATTATTATTAGAAGCAATGCCAACCGAACCAGCAGGAATAATAGCAGAAACACTTGATATACCAGTTTATGGTATTGGTGCAGGAGATAGAGTTGATGGACAACTTGTTATTCTTCACGATTTAGTAGGATTGTTTTGGGAGTTTAAATCTAAGTTTGTAAAGAGATATTGTGAAGCAGGTCAGTTGATACAATCGGCACTTGAAGATTATAAATCAGAAGTAAAGGGTGGTCAGTTTCCAGCAGAAGAAAACTTTTATGAAATTAAAGAAGAAGAACTTGAAAAACTACTTGGTGATACATCTTGGAAGTATGAAAAAGATAGGGTTGAGAATTTAGCAAAACCCAAACATAGTGTTACACCAATAACTACAAAGAGGGATTAATGAAAGTAGCAGATTATATAATAAACCATCTATCCGATATAGGGGTAAAAGAAATATTCGTTGTGTATGGACACGCTAACGGAGATTTAGTTGATGGATTTACGAGAAATGATAACATACGATACATAGCAACTATGCACGAACAAGGTGGTGGTTTTGCTGCCGAAGGTTATTCAAAAGTTAGTGGTGATATAGGAGTTGCAATGTCTACAAGTGGTCCTGGTGGAATGAATCTTGTCACACCAATCGGAAATTGTTTTTACGATAGTGTTCCGTGTTTATTTATAACTGGTCAAATTAATTCTCAGTTTATGAGACCTAATGAAAGTATCAGACAGATAGGATTTCAAGAGACAGATATAGTTGGAATAGTAGAACCTATTACAAAATATGCAAAGATGATAACAGATAAAAATGATGTTAAGTATGAACTTGAATATGCTATACATAAAGCAAAAGAAGGTCGTCCTGGTCCTGTATTGTTAGATATACCATTAAATATTCAAAAACAAGATATAGAAGATGTTGATAGTTTGGTTGGATTTGAAGATACGGTTGGGGATACATATAATGTTTCTAAAATTGAGGAACAAGTTGATAACTTCATTAAAGATTTTAAAAATAGTGAAAGACCTTGTTTGATGATTGGTGGTGGAGTTAGATTAAGTGGTGCCATTGATGAATTATTACAACTCGGTAAAACTTTAAAGATTCCTATGTTTCCAACTTGGAACGCACTTGATGTTGTATGTGATGATTATGAATATTTTGGTGGTAGGATTGGAACTTATGGTGGAAAAGGAAGAAACTTTGGAATCCAAAATTCTGATTTATTATTAGCAATAGGTAGTAGGATATCAGGTAGAATTACTGGTGGTAACATACATAGTTTTGCTAGAAATGCTAAAAAATATACGGTAGATGTTGATATACCTGGATTACAAAAGAAACTACAGCAAGTTCCATTTGATGAATGTATTTACTCAGATGCAAAATTATTTATTAATATTTTACAGAAAAAGTTATTAATTTTAGAGAGAACGGAAACTTTACCTGATTTTACTTGGTGGGTAGATAGAGTAAAAGGTTGGAGAGATAAATATGATCCTGTAACAAAGGATATGTTTAAACCAACCAAGTATGTACATCCATATGCATTTACTCGTATTCTATCAGAAGAAATGAAAAGTAATGATATATTCTGTGGTGATTGTGGGGGTAACATTGTGGTTACTAATCACGCATTTGAAACAAAAACTGGTCAAAGATACTTTACAAATAATGGAAACTCACCTATGGGATTCTCGTTTGCTGGTGGACTTGGAGCAGCAGTAGCAGCAGATAAATCACAAAATGTAGTTTGTGTGATTGGTGATGGTGGATTCAATATGAATATACAAGAACTACAAACTTTATTAAATTATGACATTCCCTTAAAAACTATCATTATGAATAATCATATTTATGGTATAACTAAGGCATTCCAAGAAACTAATTTTGAGGGTAGGATGGAAGCATGTGGGCCTATAGGATACAATCCACCAAACTTTAAAGATATTGTTGAGGCGTATAAAATACCTACGATGATAGTGGACGATGGTTCAGATTATGAAAAAGTCCGAGAACAGATTAGAGAGTTTTTGAATCACGAAGGTCCTATTGTTATGGATTTAAATTGTCATGAATATCATAATTATAATCCAAAGATAATCGGTTGGGAAACACCAATCGAGGATATGTATCCTTATTTAGAGGAAGATGAGTTCAGTTCAAATATGTATATTGAACCAATCAAATATCAAAATGGAAGATTTTATCCATCCAATACGAATGATGAAGAATGGGGTAATGATTAATGTTTAAATGGCAACTTATAAACGATAGTATAACTCAAGAAGATAAACAACAACTTATTGATTACATCAGTATCGATAATGCAAGATTTACTCAAGGAAGTAAAGTAAAAGAGTTTGAAAATGTTTGGTCGGAATGGTTAGATGTGAAACATAGTGTTTTTGTAAATTCAGGAGCCTCAGCAAATTACATAATGGTTTCTATTATGAAAGAAATGAGGGGAGTTGGTGAAGTTATAGTTCCAACTTTAGGTTGGGTGAGTGATGTATCACCTATCGTGAATCTTGGATTAAAGCCAGTTTTTGTAGATGTTTCTTTGGAAACCTTTTCTACTGATTTAGAAAAGATAAAATCTTTGGTAAATAAAAATACAATTGGAGTTACACTTGTTCATTGTTTGGGTTTCAACGCAATAACACACGAGTTGGTAAAATATTGTAAGGACAATGATTTATTCTTAATTGAGGATTGTTGTGAATCTCATGGTGCAACATACGAAGGTAATAAAATAGGAACTTTTGGTGATGTGTCTAATTTTTCATTTTATTTTGGACACCACATGACAACAATCGAAGGTGGTATGGTTTGTACAAATGATGATGAAATATATCAATATGCAAAAATGTTTCGTTCACACGGAATGACTCGATTGGATTATTTACAAAATGATGAATTGGGAAGAAAATTACAAAAAAAATACGAAATATCACATCCTGATTTAAACCCACTTTTTACTTTTGCAGTACCAGGTTATAATATGAGAAATCAAGAATTAAATGCAATACTTGGTTTATCTCAAATAAAAAGATTAGATTATAATATAGATAAACGAGTAGATAATTTATATCTTTGGTTAGGTAAATTAGATTCGTCTGTGTTCAAAACTGATTATCAAACAGATGGAAATAGTAATTTTGCACTACCATTAATAGTTTTAAACAATGATAAAGACAGATTTATTAGAGTATGTGATATATTAGAAGATAACCAAGTAGAATACAGAGTAGGAACTGCTGGTGGTGGTAATCAGGCTAAACAACCATATTTAGAAAAATATGATTACTATGCTGGTGATTTACCAAATTCTGATTACATACATCAGTTTGGATTGTATGTTGGGAATCATCCTGAATTAAAAGAAAATCAAATAATAGAATTATGTACTAAATTAAATGAGGAGTCATAAATGTTTTATAAAGATAAAAAAATTGTTGTAACGGGTGGAAGTGGTTTCGTAGGAACAAACTTTATACTTGAACTACTTGAAAGAGGTGCCGATGTTACCACTCACACTCATGTTAGACCTATGGAAATAGAAGATGATAGAATTAAAGTTATAGAAAATATAGATTTATTTAAACTTGAAGATTGTATTAAACTATTAGAAGGTGCTGACTATGTTATTCATTGTGGTGGTTACATAACAAATCCATCAGAAGTAAGAACTAATGTTCAAGTATTGTTACATAACATTAATAGTACTGCAAATGTTTTAGAGGCCGCAGCAAAATGTGAACTTAAAGGTTATTTGGATATAAATAGTTCTACTGGTTATCCAGATAAACGATATCCAATTACAGAAGATGAATATTGGGATGAAGAACCACATGAATCTTACTTTGGTTATGGGTGGATGAGAAGGTATAGAGAAAAACTAATGGAGTTTGTAAGTGGATTTTCCAATTTAAAAATAGCCTTAGCAAGAGGAACTGCAATGTATGGGCCATTTGACAACTTTAATCCTAAAACTTGTCATGTAGTTCCTGCACTAATTAACAGAGTTTTAAGTGGTGAGGATCCGTTTGTGGTTTGGGGAACATCAGATGTTGTTAGGGATTTTTTATATGTCAGAGATGTAGTTGATGGTGGATTGTTAGTTTTAGAAAAGGGAGAATCTATGAGACCATATAATGTTGGGGCTGGAACAGCAATTACAGTTGGTGATATTGTAGATGCAGTTTTAAAGGCCACAAATAAAAATCCAAAAGTACAATATGATGAAACAAAACCAACCACGATACCTTTTAGAATGGTAAGTACCGAAAGAATTAAAGATGAACTTGGATTTGAACCAAAGTGGTCTTTTGAAGAAGGAATTAAAAAAACTGTGGATTGGTATGTTAACAATAGGAGTTGATAAATTTTCAGATGAAGGCCCACCAAGAGTAACTACACAAGGAAGATTCACACCGATAGATAATTGTATTGAGTATAAATCATTTGACTACTTCCCTTGTGATTCTGGTTTTGTAATTGGTGAATATTTTGAAAATCAAGATGTAGATATTAAATTAGTATCGAAAATAAAAAATGAAAAATATGTATATCCTGTATGTGTGAGAAATTTTGGACATTCGATAGGTATAGATATTTGGTCTAATAAGGATGTCAACACATCATTTTTAGATTTTATTCCGAATACAACTTTAGAACATCTTCGTAATAATCAAGCAAAATTATTAGTATATTATGGATATGAAGAAGATTCTATACATGGTGATTCTTTATTTAGATTGTATGATGAGTTTGTAAAAAAACTATTAAAAAAAGAAATACCATTAAAAAATGTAATATATAGTGATGCTAATGTATTGTTGAATGAAGAATCAGATATTAATGATATTAAAATGGTAGTTTCTAATTATTGTACTAATACCGTTGATAGATTTAATAACGAACATAAAAATAATTTATATCATGGTGGACATTCAAGAAGTATAGAAAATAGAGAAAAATGGGAAGATGGTGAGAATAATGTAAGAAGTAAATATTTTTTATGCTATAACAGACTTCCCAAAGAACATAGAGCATTAGTAGTTTTATCTTTAGATATCAATAATAATTTAGATAAAGGTATAGTATCATTTCCTGATTATGGTATGAGTAGTTGGGATGTTGTTGACAAAGAGGAAGATTATTTAAAGTCGCAACATTACGGATATCTTTTAAATGATAAAGAGGTAGAAAGTAAGTACGAAAATGGGGCCGATGATCTCAAGAAAAAACTACCTTTAGTTTTAGATAAAAAAGATTTTACAGTATGTCATTCAGTTATTAATAATATTATTCCACATTATTTAGATACATATTTTACTATATGTACAGAATCACATTTTGAAACACGAGAGAAAAATGGTAATTCAATAGGATTTACAGAAAAGACTTGGAAACCTATTCTCAATTTTCATCCGTTTGTTTATGTAGGTAACGCTGGTAGTTTGAAAAAATTAAAGGAATATGGTTTTAAAACATTTGAACCTTTTATTGATGAGTCATATGATAACATTGATGATACAGGACAAAGATTTCTGGCTATAGAAAAAGAGATTAATAAATTATGTGAGAAATCATTAGAAGAATTACATGAATGGTATTGGTCAATAAAAGATATATTGAAACACAATTATAAGCACTTTTATAAAGTATACTCGGTGGAACAACGAAATAATTTTTTAAATGAAATATCCATATAGACAATTTATACCTAAAGATTGTAGTTTAGAACCTTGTGTAAATTGGGAAATACATTACAAAACTAATAATCCATTTTTCGAAAATCCTATAACGAAATATGAAGATTTAAGTGATGAATATACAAATTTATTTTTTGTTAATATTCCGCCTTGGAATTTTGTAACTAAATCTATTGATTTTGATTGGTCTAATTACGAAAGAGTAAAAGATTTAGTAAACCAAAATAAATTAATATTGATATTAGATAGAAGAACTGAGCAAGTTTTACTTACGGTTCGTATTTACCTATTTGATTTATTTGAGAAAAGGGGATTTAACACGGATAATATTTATATTTTTGATGGTAATATTAATTTCAAAATAAAAGATAAAGGAAATTGTTCGTTACCACTTGAAAATAATTTAACAATTGATTGGGCACCATATAGATATTCAGAATGTTATTTGAAAATGTTTGATGATGTAGTTCCATACGATGAAAATCAAACTAATTATTTAACAAAGTATAGAAAGCCATTTAAGTATGTGACATTCAATGGTACATTACATCCATACCGAGCTGGATTAATTGCATATTTACTTCAACATAAACTTGATGAATATGGTTTAATATCTTGTGGTTCTTGTAAAGACCAACCAGACGAACTTGAAGATTTTATATATGAGTTTTTTGGTGTATTAAATTTAACAATATCTCAAGAAGAAGTCAAGGATTTTTTATCAAAACTTCCTTTGTTATTAGACAAAGGTGCAACACATTCAAAACACGCTGATATCGATGAGGCACAATTATCACATATAACACATAAAGATTTTATTTTACCAAAAAATATAAAAAGAGTTTGGGAAAAATATGATTTGAGTGATGAGAAAATAGTTGATGAGATAGATAACATAGATGAAAAACGAATTGTTCAACAATGGTTTGCTGGAAAAGATGCTGAATATCGACACGATAGAACAATTCAAAAATTTGGTTATGCACCATATGGTGGTTCAATAGTAGAAAATACTCCAGGATATATAAATTATAAAAACTCTTATTTTTCAATTGTTACTGAAAGTCCACCGATAGATTTTATTGAACACGATCCTTATCTTGACGATAATATACATAGTACTATTCATAAAAGTACAGACAAAACAATACAATCTTTGATGTTTCATCCGTGTATTTTTTATACAGCACCTTATCATTTAAAATATCTTAGGGGGCTGGGGTTTAAAACTTTTCCTGAATTGTTTGACGAGAGTTATGATGAAATAGAAGATTATGTAGAAAGGATTAAATTTGTAACATTAGAAGTACATAGAGTAATTAATATGTCATTTGATGAGTTACATGATATTTATATACAGTTATTACCAACAATTAAACACAATCAATCAGTTATGGAAAAAATTGACAAAGAACAGATAGTTTTAAATTCGTTACAGGAAATTAAAGTATGATTTTACATAAACCTTGGCCAGACGGATGGAACTATGGTGGAGTCGAAGTAATTAATAATTATTTTGAAAGACATTATGATAAGAAATTTGTAATCATACAATTTCCTTGGCCGTGTTATGACCAAGAGGAATATTGGAAATGTAGTTTTAAAGATAATTCTAATCATTCATCTTGGGTTAGTGCAAAACAGGCCTTATTAGAAGTTGAATTTGATTATCTTGTAATATATGAACCTGTGGAGTGGATGTTTCATAAAGATACCATTAAAGATTATTACAATTTTTTTAAGTGGTGTAACATACCAATGGAAAAAATAATATATCAAGGGCCAAATCATGGAATGTATAAATACTATGACCACATCAATCTTGATAAGAAAATGAGATTTAATAGTGTTTCCTTTAACCATTGTTTAATATCATCTTTGGATACTCATAAGAATACACTTAACGATTATACAGAAGAAGTAAAATTTGACGGAAGTAAATTATTTATCTGTCCTATGAGTAGTAAAGGAGATCATCGTGAATTATTATATTATAAATTAAAAGAAAATAATTTGTTAAAGGATGGTCATGTTTCTGCAAGATGGAAAGAAGTTTATCTTGATGATTTGGGATTGGGCCCACACCGTGGTATCCATCAACAAGAAACATCACATTTAAGTTCAGTTCATTCCATACTTCCTTATTATAAAGATGCATTTTGTAGTGTAGTTACAGAATCAGAATATCATAAATTTAATATAAGATTTACAGAAAAATTTTATTTTCCAATAATGTACAATCAACCATTTATGGTTTTGGGTTCACCAAGTCTATTAAAGTGGATTAAAAAATATGGATTTGAAACTTTTCCTGAATTGTTTGATGAGAGTTATGATGAAGAAAATGATTTGAAAAAACGGACAGAAATTATTATAGATAATTTAAAAAAACTACAAGACAAGTCAAATCAAGAATTACAAGATTTATTAGAAATGGTTAAACCTAAGATTATTCACAATAAAAAAATATTAAAAAAATACGCAAATTGTAATATAAATCAACATTCCTATACTGAATTACTCAATGTTATGAAGTTGGCAATGGATGAACAAATTAGGAATGTGTTATGAAATATTTATATACAAATGGTTGTAGCTTTGTTTGGGGAGATGAATTACAAAATCCAAATGATAGTAATTGGCAATTTACCCATCGATGGAGTAAAGTACTTTCAGATAAAATGGGAGTTGAAGAAATAAACCATTCACAAAATGGAAGTTCTAATAATAGAATTTATAGGACAACAAAAGATTGGATTTTTAATAATAAAGATAAGTTGAAAGATACTTTTATAGTTTTAGGTTGGTCACAATCGGTAAGAACAGAAAGGTATAATGATATTGCTAATATGTATGAATCAATAAATTTTGCTGTTCAACCAGAATATATGTCTGCTTCCAATAATAATGGAATGGATGCTAGTGGAGATCCCGCAGGTAATAAAGACCACGGCCCATTTTTAGGTATGTCACCATCACAAAACTTTTGGGAACAATATGTAAAGTATTATTTTGATGATAATTATTTTAACGAAGAAACTGCCCTACGAGTATTTGCAATGCAACAATTATTAGAAAAATATAATATAAAATACTACTTTTATTTTTCTATGGAGAATAATGTATTACATCACATACAAGGTAATTATGAAAATTTGTATAACCTTGATAAAATTTACCATCAATGTCAAGAAGATTGGATAATGGATGAGGTGAAAAAGAAAACAGGTGGTATTCTTGAGTGGGATAATAAAGTAAATACATTTAAAAATACTAAGGGTGGATGGAGTGGATTTAATGGTTCACATCCTGATGAAAAATCACATTCATTATGGGCAGATTTTTTATATAAAGAATTTAGAAGGTTATACAAATGACGGATGTACTATTTATAAATCCTGCGAGTTCAAAAGAGGTATATCAAAATCTTTCAAATGAATATTCTGCCATAGGAACACCATATTGGGCCTTATTATTAGCAGAATCTTGTCGTTCTAAAAAACACAAAGTAAAGATAATTGATGTATTGGCAGAAAAACTTGATGATGATACATTCATTAAACGTGTTTTTGATATAAATCCAAAATTAATAGTCTTTTGTGTATATGGAGAAAATGTAAATGGTGGAACTGCACAAATGGAAGGTGCACTTCGATTGTCTAAGTTATTAAAAGCAAAAGAATGGATACATCCGAGAGCTCCGATATCCTTTTTGGGTTCTCATGTACAGGCATTGCCTACTAAAGTTTTGAGAGAAGAATTGAGTGTTGATATTGTTTTTACAAACGAAGGTGTTTATTCTTTGTGGGAAATTTTAAAACTAGATCGTGAAGAAATTTGGATTACGGATTATTTACAAAAAGTAAAAGGTATTGGTTATAGGATAGATGAATCACATAAAAAAACACAAATATTAACAGAACCACAACAAGTTGTACCACAAGAAAGAATGGATATAGATTTACCTGGATATGCTTGGGATTTATTACCATATAAAGAAAAACCTTTTGATTTGTATCGTTCACCAATGTGGCATGCAGAATACGATGAGAAAAAAAGAACACCTTATGCTTCTATATACACATCGTTAGGTTGTGTATTTCAATGTGAATTTTGTATGATTAATATGATTAATAGGGATGATAATGAAGAAATAGGTGTTGCCGGTAACTATAATAAAATGAGGTTTTGGTCAACTGAGTTTATATTAAAACAATTTGATAAGTTGGTAGGGATGGGAGTAAAAACTATTAGAATTATTGATGAGATGTTTTTACTTAATCCAAAATATTATGTACCTTTATGTGAGGGATTGATAGAAAGAGGATATGGTTCTGAATTAATAATGTGGGCATATTCAAGAGTAGATACTATTAAAAAACCAAAAGTTTTAAAATTATTAAGAGATGCAGGAATAAGATGGTTGGCACTTGGTATTGAAAGTTCACAGAAAAGTATAAGGTTAGAAGTTTCTAAAGGTAAATTTGAAGATGTAGACATTAAGGATGTGGTTAAAAAAGTAGAAGATGCCAATATTCATGTTATGGCAAATTATATCTTTGGTTTACCAACCGATACCTTAGATACTATGAAAGAAACCTTAGAGTTTAGTAAAGAATTAAATACCGTTGGGTGGAATGCCTACCCTGCAATATCATTGCCTGGTACTCAATGGTACAAAGATAGTTCAGATTACTTTTTAAATAAAAAATATAGTTCGTATTCGTTTCACTCATACGATACAAAACCAACAACTTCAAAACAATTATCATCTGATGAAATATTAAAATTTAGAGATTCTGCGTGGAAAGAGTATCATACTGATGAATTATTTTTAGATAAAATAGAGAATAAACTCGGTAAGGTTGCACGAAATAATATTGAAGAAATGAGTAAAGTTACTCTTGATAGAAAAGATAACAAAGTACCAACTCGATTTGATGTTATAGAAATTATATGTGAAACTGGTGGATTTTGGAATAGTACAGACGACAGATTTCCATCACCAATTTTTAATCATTATGAATATGGTGGAGCATATCCTAAAATCAATGATTATATAGGTGATGATTCTGCTGCTATAAAAGATGCAAGTTATAATAATGAGGGGGAACATTATGATTCACCCATGATAACCAATCAAACTAATTTTAATGATTCTCAGTTTGATCAGAAAACACATAGTTATAAAAATTCAAATATAAAATATCCTTTGATATTAAATCATCATGGTGAAATATTAGAGAGGTGGATGGTAAATAAAATATTAAACGATTTAGAAAAAGTTGGGGTTGAATCAGGCAAAGTAAAAATTTTAGATAGTAATACTGCAAAAAATCTTCATCCTAATGTTGTTGGGGTAGATTCGGAATTTTATCAAATTGAATTTCTTGTTAGAAAAAAATATTTATTTGGTAACAAGATACCTTATACAGATGAGTATTTTAAATTTTTAGAAAATCATAGAAAACCAAAAACATATATTGCACTCTGTTCTACTTTGCACATACATAGAAAGTTTTCTTTAAATGAAATATTTAGAAGAAATATTTTAGATAAGGGGTATGTTTCAGCATACTTTGGAAATCAAGATGAAATTGATTATCATAATTCTTTGAAAAGTGCAGAAGAAATGAATAAAGCATATAATTCAACTGATACTGCAGTAGAAAATAATTGGTATCCAAATTCCTTTGAATATGAGGAATGGAAAAAACTTCCATTAGTTTTAGATATGGTACAGCATATAAATCCAAGTGGAAAATTTACAGAAATGACCGATTCAACTGCCAGATTTGTAAATTTAGATGAATTTGATGAAACAGAAATAAGGGCGTCTCTTGATAATAAATGGCCAATATTAGAGGATAAAAAGGCGATTCCACATAAGTATTTTGAGAATAGTTATTTTTCATTCGTAATGGATTCAGTACTTGGTAGTGGTTTTGATAGTCCAAATGAATTTAAATTTATAACAGAAAAAGTTTATAGAACTATGCTATTACACCCTATGATTTTATTGGGATGTGCATATACATTAAAACATTTACGGAGTAGAGGATTTGAAACTTTTCCAGAAATGTTTGATGAAAGTTATGATGAAATTGAAAACGATAAGGAAAGATTTTTCTTTATAATGAACGAAGTAGAAAGAGTGTGTAATTTACCTAAAGAAGAATTACACGAAAAATATGTTTCTGTTTTACCTAAAATAAAACATAATCAAGAAATTTTTTATAATTCAAAAGAACTTATTCATAAAGAGATGGATGAGTTAGAAAAGGAGTTAGTATCATGAATGTAGGATTTATAGGATTGGGTAAACTTGGTTTACCTTGTGCTTTGGCAGTAGAATCGAGAGGTCATAAAGTAGTAGGTTATGATCCTTCAGAACAAGTTAAAGAAATTGTCGATACAAAGAAACTTCAATATCAGGAAATATGGGCTCAAGACCATTTAGATAAAAGTAAGATAGAAATAAAATCGATAAGAGAAGTTGTACAGGAATCTGATATTATTTTCGTTCCGATTCAGACACCACACGGAGATGAATTTGAAGGAATTACACGGATACCAAAGCATAGAAAAGATTTTGATTACACTTATTTAAAACAAGGTATTAAAGATTTAGAAATAGAAATATGGGATGAACAGCGACCAAAAGTGGTTATTATTATTTCTACGGTTTTACCTGGTACAATCCGTAAAGAAATTAAACCAATTATAGACCACAATCCATATTTTAAATTGTGTTACAATCCATTCTTTATTGCTATGGGAACAACAATGAGAGATTTTTTACATCCTGAATTTATTTTATTTGGTCAAGATGATGATTGGGCATTAAAAACTGCAAGAAAGTTTTACAAAACAATAACACATGCTCCTGTGTTTGAAACTACAATTGAAAATGCCGAATTGATTAAGGTTTCTTACAATACTTTTATATCTACAAAATTATCTTTTGCAAATACCGTAATGGAAATGTGTCATAAACTACCTAATACCAATTGTGATGATGTGATGAATGCGTTATCACTTGGTACTAAAAGAATATTAGCCGAATCCTATTGGTCAGGTGGTATGGGAGATGGTGGTGGATGTCACCCAAGAGATAACATAGCACTTAGTTGGTTATCACAAGAGTTAGATTTATCTCATGATTGGTTTGATAATATAATGAAACAACGAGAAAATCAAACTGATTGGTTAGCCGATTTGATAGAAAAACATGCTGAAGATAGAGGAATAAATATACTCGGAAAATCTTTCAAACCTGAAACCAACATTGCAACAGGCAGTCCATCCATCTTATTACAGAATATATTAGAAGAAAGAGGACATGGAGTATTTATATGGGATCCGTATGTTGATGAGCCTTGGGAAAAAATAAAGGAAATGTACGATGATAGTGAAACTGAGAATCATTCTCAATTATATTTTATCGGAACTAAACATCCTGAATTTACAAGTTTTCCGTTTGAAAAAGGTTCAGTAATAATTGATCCTTGGAGATACATTCCTACATCAGAGGACTATAAAGTTATTCACATCGGTATAGGCGAATCCATCTAATAACTTCTAAAATTTTCCTTTTCTTATATTTATTAGTGAATCATTACACCTAAACGGAGTTTGCTTATGATAAAATTGGTAGATTTACTAAACGAAGGAGTTCGAGATCCAGGTATCTTTAAAGGTATATTCTTGGCTGGAGGACCTGGTAGTGGTAAATCCTATGTTGCAAAGGGTTTATTCGGTATTCCTGAAAAAATAAATGTTTCCAAGTATGGATTAAAAATGGTTAATCAAGACCAAGAATTAGAAATGCTTTTAAAGAAATTTTATGGGCAAGATTCATCCGTAGATTACCTTAACATTCAAAAGTTTCCTGACGAATTATTTAAACAACTTACAGATCCAGATTATGCAGGATATAGTGGTTTACGAGGTTATGCTAAATCACTAAATAAACAGAGAATGGCACAATACTTGGAAGGTCGTTTGGGCGTTATTATCGATGGAACTGGTCATAAATTTAAATCCGTACAAAAGAAAAGAAAAAGATTGATAGATTTAGGTTATGATACTTATATGGTTTTCGTAACAACCTCATTAGAAGTTGCACAGCAAAGAAACGAAACAAGACCACGAGTATTACCAGCAGATGTGGTAGAGGATAGTTGGAAAGATGTTCAGAAAAATATGGCATTCTTTCAAGGGTTGTTCGGTGGTAGTAATTTTTTAATTGTGGATAACAATAAACACTTAGAACCAAAACAGGCAGAAAAGAAATTTAAGATGTTAGTTGGTCAAGGAATTGATAAGTTTATGAAAAAACCAGTTAAAAATAAAATAGCAAAAAAATGGATGAAACAACAAAGTTTAGTACCAAAAAAAGATTTAAAGCAAATGTTAAAAAGGAGTTAAAATGGCGTTTATAATAGTAGAACCTTGTGTGGGTACTTGCGATACAGCTTGTGTAGAAGTTTGTCCTGTTGATTGTATTCACGGACCTGATGACAGAGAAGGTAGAGGAGATGAGGCAAAGGCAGATGGATTTAATCCTGACGGAAAACAACTTTACATCGATCCAGAAGAATGTATCGATTGTGGGGCTTGTGAGCCTGAATGTCCAGTTGAGGCGATTTTTGAAGAAGATGATGTTCCTGAAGAATGGGAAAAGTATACAAAATTAAATTATGAATTTTTTGGTAGAGAGTTCAATGATTAAACTTGTGGATATACTTAATGAGTATTCACATAACAACGGTTCAACGGGCGGTTCGGATGCGGGAGAACCCGAAACAGGTTGGACGAATCCACGAAGAAAACGAAAGTTGGGAGTGGATAGTAGTAAACCCGAGCCTTGGTTTGAGAAGGGTAGATATACTCAACTTCATTTTCCAAAGGCGGATAATCCATATGATGCAGCAAAAGGTAGAGGTGATGATAAGAGTATTCAGAGAGTTCAAGTGATAAAGAGAGTTATTAATACTGGACTTAAATATGAAGATTTTTATGACACTATAGCAAGTTGGGATAAATATGGTGGTCAAGATTATTCAACGGATTTTGAGAAATAGTATGATTAAATTAAAACAATTATTAACAGAAGATTGGTTAGACGATAATAAGTGGTATCCTGCTCATACAAGAAAAACATTAGATAATATAAAATATGGGGATAAGATAGCACTCTATCCTAAATTACACGAAAAGATGTTTGGTAAAATACCTATTAGTTCATTTCATGTTACTAATCCAGACCACATAAAAACAATTGGTAAGATAATAGGTAAGAAAAAATCCATATCAACATTCACTCGTGCTAACAATGACTCACCACTTGCTAAAGGTAGAGGTATTCAAACAGGTACGGGTGGAGTTATATTTTATGTTAGGGGAAACTTACTTGCTAAACGATACATGGACTTCGATACAGTACCCGATAAGACTGGTCGTAGATGGATAGAATCACATTACATAACTGGTGATAGAATGATTTTTAAAAATGCTATGAAAAGAGCTGGATTCTTTAAGAAACTTGAAACAATGGAAAATAAAATTAGACGAATAGATGCGGTATTTCATGACTTATGGATGACAGATGATGAAATTGAATATGATGAATATAAAAAATTAACAGTAAAAGAAGCAGGACCTTATATTAGTAAATTTATAAAAGAGTGGTTTGATTGGCAAAACAAGTGGTTGGTAAAGAATAAATCAAAAATAAAGAAGAATCTTATAAATCCAGAAGATAAACCATCGGCATGGTGGAATGAAATTCTTATATATAATCCTAAGATTATAGATGTTTTTGTAATGGAGAGGATTACAAGGGATGGATATTGGATGCAACAATGGGGAGACAATAAACCAGGACCTTGGCAAAAAGAAATTCTCAAATATGTCCCCAAGAACAAAATAACAATCGGTACACCAGCAAAATTTAGAAAATGGTACAAGGACAGAGAAGGAATAATAGACCAAGTATGATTTATCTTTCTAATTTAATTCCGTTGAATGAGTATTCTAAATTTAGGCTCAACATCCCCTCTGACATCAGGAAGATACACAAGCTTTTTAAGAAAAACAAGAAAAAACTTTTTGTTGTGGGTGGAGCAGTAAGGGATGCAATATTAGGAAAGAGTCCAAAAGATTTTGATTTAGCCACCGATGCTAAACCCGATGAGGTATTACAAATAGCAAAAAAAGGTGGATTGAAAACCGTAGAGGTTGGAAAACAATTCGGTGTCGTGATAGTTGGTGGACACGAAATAGCAACATTCAGAAAGGATATTGGTAAAGGGAGACGCCCAAGTTCAGTTGATTATACCGACATCGAGGGTGATGTAAAAAGAAGGGATTTGACCATAAATGCGTTGTTCTACGATATGGATAGGGGTGAAATTGTAGACTTGGTTGGTGGTATAGCAGATTTAAAAAAGAAGAAGATTCGAACCGTTGGAAATGCTGTCGAAAGATTTGATGAAGATCCGTTAAGAAAGATGAGGGCATTAAGATTTCAAGGTGCACTCGGTGGTAAGTTAGGTAAGGAAACTGAAAGGGCACTAAGACAGAATCCAAGTCTTAAAGGTGTGAGTAAAGAAAGAATCAGAGATGAGTTTGTCAAGTCGATTAGAAAGGCAAAATCACCCAAGAGGTATTTACAGCTTGCTGATTCGTTAGGATTTACAAAACAGATATTACCTGGATTACAAGTTAAGATTCCATACATAAATGAAAACGATTATATTTTATTTTTAGCTTGGATTTTACGAAAAAATGATGTAAATTCAATAAGGAAATTAAATGGTTTAGCCTATCCTACTCAAGAAATAATTGATATTCAGTTTTTAAATTCATTACAGAATTTTAAACCTGAGAATATTTTTTTGATTAAAAAGTTTCAAGAAAAGACCAAATTGAGTAAAGGTCAAATTCTTAAATGGGGTAAGTACATTGGAAAAGATTTTAAAAAATTAATTAGATTTAAACTATCGGTAAGGGGTAGTGATGTTTCAAGTGATTTAAAAGGAAGGGACATCGGTAAAGCAATACAAAATATGGAAAAAGATAAATTCTTAAATGAAATAGCAGTTCGGAAAAAACCGAAGAAATTCAAAGACATTTATAACGCGTTACCAAGTGACTTGAAGAAACGCGTGTATAATCTAAAAAACTACGACCAGAGGAGAGATGCACATCCTGAAGGTAATGTTTTAAAACATACTATTGCTGTTACGAATAGGGCACTTAAAACAGGTGATATAGACTTCGCTCTATCAGCATTGTTTCACGATATAGGAAAAGACTCAACTGCTAAATTACATCCAAAGAAAGGGTTTTGGACTCATTATGGACATGAGCATGTATCAGCTAAATTGGTTAAGAAATACGCCAAGTGGATAAAATCAATGGGTGGTAATCCACTTGATATTTATTGGATAGTAAAACAACACATGAGAATGAAAGTATTTGATAAGATGAAATGGACAAAACAAGAAAAGATGAAAAAATTTAGAGCATTTGATAAGTTAAAGAAATTTACAACCTTCGATAAAGGTGGGAGAGTATAATGGATAAATTAACAAGAGAATTGATAAGAGATTTACTACCCGAAGAAGATAGACCTAAGATTAAAAAGATTGTAGGAATCTATGGTGGTAGGTATCAACCATTTGGCCCACATCACTTAAAAACTTACAAGTGGTTAAAGTCAAAGGTAGATGATGCTTACATCACCACATCAGACATCAAAAAACCACCAAAACACCCTATGAATTACAGAGAAAAACTTCGTCATATGGTAAAGATGGGTGTTCCTAAGAATCGTATTATAAAGGAAAAAGTTCCATTAGTGGCAAATAATGTGCTAAAAAAATACGATTCCGAGACTACAGCCGTGATATATATATTTGGAGCTAAGGATGCTGGTAGATTGGCAGGTGGTAAAAAGAAAAGTGGTGGTTTATCGTATTTCCAAGATTATAGAAAACACAAGAATAATCTAAAAGGATATGAGGAACACGGATACTTTATGGTAGCTCCACATCAATCAGTTAGGGTTGGTGGAAAAGAAGTTAGTGGAACGGTAATGAGAGAATTACTCGGTTCACCTAAAATAGATGATAAAGAAAGACCTAAATTATTTAAACAGGCATTTGGTTATTTCGATAAAGGTGTTTATCAAATGATGACCAACAAGTTTAGAAAGTTATTTGAGATCAAAGAAAATTTACTTACAGAAAGATTAGTAGCCGCTAGAAACAAAGGACACTTGAAGAATGGTGGTAAGACAGCACTAACCACAGGTGGAATAATTTCAAAGTTTAAAGGTAGGGGGGATATATCGGACGCATTTAGTTTTGCTATGAAGGATTTGGAAAAGGCCATCGGTTCTCTTTCTGAAAAACAAAGAAACAGAATATTCAAGAATGGTAAGGCTTGGATGAATCTTGAGGTTATGTGGCCAAAGTCATCTAATGTGATAAATTATGACAAGGCAGAAATCGTATTTCACGGAGCACTCGAATATGATGATGAAGGAAATGCAATTGGAGAGGTCAAAGATAGTGCAAGAATGTTAGCTGGTATGATTAAACAAGTCAACCAAAACATACAGAAACGATATAAGATTGGAAAACCTAATTTTTTAACCGTACCTAAACATCAAAATTTTGAAAAGAAGAAAAAGTATTTTATAAATAAGTTAAATAGATTACAGAAACAATATAACTTAAAAGATAGTGATTCACTTTCAGTATATCACCAAACCTATTGGGAAGAATTTATATTTAATGCAGCAAAACAACACGGATTTACAATTCCAAAGGCACCATTAAAAAAATTAACTAAAAGATGGGCATTTTTTGATAAGTCGTATAAAGTTCCAATGATTAAAAAAGATTTTAAAAATCATCCTGAATTTTTAGATTGGGTATTGACTACGGATAAAGTAGACCACGCAAAAATGGTTAAAAAGAATATGAAACCATTTGAGGAATTGTTCTTTGAAGTTGGTGCAGAAATAATGACAAATGTAAGTGGTTGGTTAGCAGCAAATCCTGACTCTACGGTTCAACGAGTAAAGAAACAATTAGATGCAGCAATTAAAGATGTGAGAAGTAAAAAGGATTTGAAAAAACTTAACACATTAAAATTACAATTGGATAAATTAAATAAGATTGGTGGTCTGAAGGCAATAGTTCCAAGTGAAGGAATAGTTTTTAAATACAACGGAAAGACATTTAAATTTACAGGAGCATTTGCACCTATTAATCAAATAACAGGATTGATGACATTCTAATGGAAGATTTCGAAGATATACAAGAAATCTTTAAGATGAAAAAAATGAATAATATTAAATTTATTATTAATATTATTGGTTTGGTAGGTGCATTAGGTGGTGGATGGTACAAGTTAGAAAATAGAGTATCAACATTAGAAACACAGATAGAACAAGAAAATAGTGTTAAGGCAATACAAGCCGAATTAGAATTAATGAAAAGAGATCAAGAACTTGAGGACTTAAAATTTAAGTTTAAACTTGATTCGTTACAAAGGAGTTAGAGTATGAGTGATAGTATTTTATCAACTAATCACAGAGAACGAGAAAGACAAATAGAAAATATTAAGCGTGTTGCTCGTGGTGATAAAGTTGAGAAAAAGATTTATGTTCAGATGGAAGATTTGGACGAAAAGAAAAAAAGAGAAGAAGAAGTAAGATTAGAACGAGAAAAGAAAAATGAACGCTCAGCTGCATTAAAGGATGCTAGAATGCCTTGGTTTTGTCCTAAGTGTAAAAAGGTAATGAAAAAACGATTAGATGATAAGATGTATAGATTACATCAACATTGTTTTGATTGTCAAATAACATTTGAAAATAAACTTCGTATCGAAGGAAAATACGAGAAGTGGGAAGAAAGTAAGGTGTTAAACAACCAACTTTCTTATATACGAGACCAAATTTCAAGTATAGAAGATTGGAAAGTAGAGGCTTCTAAACCAGTAGAGATTTATGATTCGGTTGGTGTTAAAGAAATAGAACTACAACAAGAAAAGTGGAGTCAGAATAAGGAACAAGTTGAAAAAATGTCTACCGAGGCCCTCGAAGAATTAAATAAAATTAAAGAAGAAGTTGAAGAAAAACTCAATAGTTTAGAAGTTTAATATTTATATGTGTGAAACTATATATATCGGAGAAAATAAGTGATTAAAATGAAGAAAATATTAGAAGAAAAGGTAGACCTTGATGATATTTCTATGAATCACCAAAAATTACTAAGGGTTGGAAGTAATTACATTTATAAGGCACGAGATGGGAAACTTTGGTATGAACTTGAGGATGATATTAAAAAGAGTAAGAATAGAACTTTAATGAGATACTTTAAAAAATATGATGAAGCTCGTCTTAAACTTCAAAATGCTGGTGCAATGTTAACCAGGGCATTTGATTTGGAAAAAAGATGATTAAATTAAAAGAATTAATAGTAGAACGAATTGTAACACATAGTGACTTTCATAAAGTCATAAATATGGCTAAAAAGGCAACTGGCGCTAAACCTAAAATACCATCAAAAACAATAAAACTTTGTAAAGAAGTAATGAAAGATGGTTTTCATAAATTAGATTATAGAGGTAAGCCTGGTAAGAAAAGACAACCTACTAACTTAATGTATCAGTATTACGCTTATGTACAAGGATGGGGACATTCTAAATACAAAAATGATTGGGATTGGAGAAGTGATAAAGGTGATAAGATTTTAAATTGGGTTCAAACATCAGGATATAATGATGGTATATTTGATTATGATTATTTAAAGTACCATGTAAATACTGATATGCAAGCATCGCAAGTTGTAGGAAATATCAGACCTGGTTCAAAAGATGAAGAACCAGCTTACTATTTAGTTAAAGATTATTTAAATAGTTTTAGTGCAAGACGAGGTGGTAGAGATGAGGATATGTTAGTTGCTAAAGTTCAATGGTGGTTAGATAAAAACAAAGTTGAAACAAGATGAGAGATTACTTAAAAGAATTTAGTGATGATGTCATTGGTGATTTTTTAGTTGAGAATGATATTAAAGATATTTTAAATGAGGCTGGTTCGGCAACAAATAATGCACCAACTGATGACGGGCCACCTACATTTTACAAATCTTTGGGACAATACAAATCCGAGTCTGAAGATTGGATACAATCATTACAGAATGATTTAGGTTGGAAAGTAATTGATTATATACTAAGTGATGGAGCAATGGATCCAGAAGAAGATTACACTATGTCACATAGAGCAACAAATCCAATATCTCACGGAGAGGTAAAAAAGTATAAAAAAACTTTACGGAATGTAATGGATAATTTGGGTTGGAAAGTCATGAAGTGGATGGGAGTTGATAAAGACCAACAAATGGCCGGCCCACCTATAGCATCAGGAATTGATGCTAAAACTCGTAAAGAAAATAACGAAGCAGATACTGATTTAGCGGCAAAGAAAACAAAAAAGAAATTTAAAGGTGGTCGTCCAAGACTTCATGTTGAGAAATATTCACCACTTTCAAAAGATTGGTGGGATGATGAACTTAGAGAATTAATCACAGAAGGTGGAGCATACGGACATATGGCACATCCTTTTGATGATAAAAATTTAACATTTAAAGATTTAAAAAATATCATAGAAAGAGGTTTAGGTGGTCAGTTAGATAGGGAAGATAATGTAACTGAAAAACTTGATGGACAAAACCTTATGATAAGTTGGAGAAATTAGTGAACATATTCGAAAAAGGATTGTGGAAATTAATTAACGAAGCTTCACCAACGGGTACTTCAGGATATGGTGGATCTGGAATAACCACAGGAGATGCATGGCCCGATGGTTTATTTACCAAAAGAGGTGAAAGACGATATGTAGGACCTGCAAGTTTAACTCGTGGAATGCAACAAGTTGATTTTCCAGCATCAGATAATATCTATGGGGGTCCTGATAGTCAGAATAATGAAAGACGGGCAAAAAGAGATGCAGGTAAACTTTACAAATATTTAAGTGATCCCGATGGTAATTCAGAAATTAAATCTGATGAGTTAAGAGATGACACACCACCATTATCACCGAGACAAAGAACTTATGGAATACACGGATTTCACAGAAAACAAGAATATACCATTCCACCTGAAACAGCAAATTTTGTAACAACTGCTCAAACTTTAATTAAACCAACAACACCACCAGAGGGAACAGAAAGTGGTGGAGTACCAGCAACACCTGAACCTGGTTCTAAGGAAATGGGAAGTGTAAGTGGATATAGACAAGCACAGCAAGGTGGAGAATCGGTATTTGCAGGTAATAAAAAATTATGGAATAAATGGAAAGACCACAGAATAATGGGTGCAGTTAAAGGTAGAGAATGGAAAGGTGGTAAGTTAGTTGATTTGTTACCTAAAGGAGTTAAATAATGGCCATTACAATAGATATAAATGTTGGAGATACCATCTTAGGTGGTAGATTTAAAAACAAAAAAATTAAAGTAAAAGAAATTGGTAAAGATGATTATGGAATGCCAACAATAAACGGAAGAAAGGTAGTTAATTTTAGAATACCAAAACCCGTTGATGAAAAAATGGTTAGGGATAAGGACGGATTCGGAAAATATAAAAAAAATGATGATAGTGATTTTGATGAACCAGCTAAAACTAAAAAATTAGAGGGTAAATCTACATACAAACAAATAATGGAGATGTAAATATGGACTTTTTAAAGAAACTCATAGTTGGTATTTTAGGACTTTTTGGATTAAGTACTATTTTAAGTGCTAAAAAATCAAAAGAAGTAGAGGAACTTGGTAAAGTAATTAAAGAACAGAAGAAAAAAGAAAAAGAAGTTGCAAAGGAAGTGGAAAAATTAGAAGAAAATAAAACCAAAAACAAAAAAGAAATAACAAATTTAAAAAGAAAACTTACTCGTACTAAGAACGAGGTAAAAAAGATGGAAGTAACTTTCGAAAAGGATGCCGTAGACGATGCAGCAGCTTTTTTAAGAAAGTTTTCAAAATCTAAATAATTATATATATAAGGAGAAAACAATATGAGCATGCACAGAGCAACACCTACAATTCGTGCAACTGGCGATTATAATAGAATAACAAAAGTTCCTTCTTCAACAACATTTCATGCGACTGGTTCAAATGCTGGTGCAGCATTTATATGTGAAGTAGTAACTAATGTTGTTATTCATGCCGCAAATGGTGGAGTGATACCAGGAACATCTTTGTCAGCAGATACACTATATCCGATTGGAACAAAGAAAGTAGTGATTGGTGGAAGTGGTATAGTTTATGTATTACACAGATAGGTAATGAATATGAAACACTTATGGATATTATTGTTATCCATACCATTGTTTGCACAAACAACTTTAACAGACGAACAGGTATTGGGAATAGCAAATCAAATTAAAGAATTACAATATTCTGATAGTACTAAATCAGCTCAGATTAAAATCTACGAAGGCTTAGTAACGGAATATGAGGAACAGATGGAGTTAGATTCTTTACTACTTGTAGCAAAAGATAAACAGATTGTCTCGATAAAGGCACAAAATGAGGCTTACATAAAAAAGGCAAAACTGGCAAAACCGAGTTGGTACGAAAATAAATGGCTATACTTTACATATGGGGTGGCATCAGTAACCATTCCCACTTACTTTGGAATTAAAATATTGGATATAGCAGATTAATGACTGATAATAATAAAATAAAAGAAGTAATCAAAAAAGAGTATTTAAAATGTGCTAAAGATCCAGTATATTTTTTGAAAAAGTATGCTGTCATTCAGCATCCAATGAAAGGTAAAGTTCCATTTGAGTTATACCCATTTCAAGAAGCATCATTAAAAGATTTTAAGAATCATAATTATAATGTTATTTTGAAAGCTCGTCAGTTAGGTATATCAACATTAACTGCTGGATACTCTTTATGGATGATGACATTTCAATCAGATAAGAACATATTGGTTATAGCAACCAAACAAGATACCGCTAAGAATTTGGTTACGAAGATTCGAGTGATGCATGCAAACCTACCGAGTTGGGTAAGGTCACAATGTGTTGAGGATAACAAACTCTCACTTAGATATTCAAATGGTTCACAAGTAAAGGCCGTATCATCTACTGAGGATGCAGGTCGTTCAGAGGCACTATCCTTACTCGTTATGGATGAGGCAGCATTTATCGATAAGATTGATACAATATGGACTGCTGCACAAAGTACATTATCTACTGGTGGTCAATGTATTGCACTATCCACACCAAATGGTGTTGGTAATTGGTTTCATAAAACTTGGGTTGGTGCAGAAAATGGAACTAATGATTGGAATATGATAAAACTTCATTGGACGGTTCATCCTGAACGAGAACAAGATTGGAGAGATGAACAGGATAAGTTATTAGGACCAAGTGGAGCCGCACAAGAATGTGATTGTGACTTCATCACTTCTGGTCGTGGTGTTATTGATGCTAGAATTTTAGAAGAATATAAAAATACTTTAATTGAAAAACCAATCGAAAAAAGAGGAATGGATAGTAACTTGTGGATATACAGACAACCTAATTATACAAAGAATTATGTAGTTGCTGCTGATGTTGCTCGTGGTGATGGACAAGACTTTTCTGCATTTCATGTAATAGAAATAGAAAATATGGAACAAGTTGCAGAATACAAGGGAAAGATTTCTACCAAAGATTTTGGTAATTTATGTATGAATACCGCTCAAGAGTATAACAACGCATTACTTGTTATTGAGAACTCAAGTATTGGTTGGGCAGCAATTCAACAAGTAATTGATAGGGAATACGAAAACCTATTTTATACAAGTAAAGATTTAAGGTATGTTGATGTCGCAAGACAAGTAACAAACCGATATAGAAATTCCGAAAGACAAATGGTTCCTGGATTCAGTATGACTATGAAAACAAGACCATTAGTAATCGCGAAATTAGAAGAATATTTTAGAGAAAAATCTATCATCGTTCATTCAGATAGATTAATCGATGAATTATTTGTATTTATTTATCATAATAATAGAGCTGAGGCTATGGAAGGGTACAATGATGACCTTACAATGAGTCTAGCAATAGGATTATGGGTAAGGGATACAGCACTTCGATTAAATGCCGAAGGAATGGCATTACAAAAAACAGTCTTAAATAAAATGTTAGATTATGAAGCAGTTTACACACCATCAGATAACAAAACAGATGATTGGGTGATGGAAACTGGAAATACAAAAGAAGATCTAACTTGGTTAGTAAAATAATAAGAGGATAAAATGGCACAAACAAGCTTAAGAGCAAGATTAACACGACTTTTTTCTACAAATGTAATCGTAAGACATGCAGGTGGTAGAAAGTTAAAGATTGCCGATACAGACAGAGTACAAAGTGCTCAGAAAAATAGTCTTGTAGATAGGTGGTCAAGACTACACACCAATATGAATACTGGTGGGTACGGAGCATCACAGGCAATTAGTTTTCAAGCCCAAAGATTGGCTTTATTTAGAGATTACGAAGAAATGGATAACGATGCTATCATATCAAGTGCGTTAGATATTTACTCTGATGAATCAACAATGAAAAATGAGTATGGTAAAGTATTAGATATTCAAACTGAAAATGAGAATATTCATGATATTCTACATAATTTATTTTATGATGTATTGAATATAGAATTTAATCTTTGGCCGTGGGTTCGTAACCTATGTAAGTATGGAGATTTTTATCTCTACTTAGATATAAAAGAAAAGTATGGAGTTACCAATGTAGTACCACTTTCAGCATATGATGTTACTCGTGTTGAGGGAGAAGATCCAGAAAATCCGTATAGAACAAAGTTTATTGTTGAGGATGGAGATTCGAGACATAGTTCTTCAATGAGTCAAAATAAGGAAATGGAAAATTTTGAAATTGCACATTTTCGTTTGTTATCAGATGCAAATTTTATACCATATGGTAAAGGTATGATAGAAGGTGGTCGTAAGATTTGGAAACAATTATCTCTTATGGAAGATGCTATGTTGATTCATAGAATTATGAGAGCACCAGAAAAGAGAGTGTTTAAGATTGACATTGGAAATATTCCACCCGCAGAAGTCGAAAATTTTATGCAAAAGATTGTTAATAAAATGAAAAAGGCTCCTGTCATAGATACCACAACTGGTGATTATAATTTAAAATACAACATACAAAATCTTACAGAAGATTTTTTCCTACCTGTTCGAGGTGGAGATAGTGGAACACAGATTGATAGTTTAGCAGGACTAACATATGAGGCAGTAGATGATATTGAATACCTAAGAAATAAATTAATGGCATCCCTAAAGATACCAAAGGCCTTTCTTGGTTATGATGAAGCCGCTGGTAGTAAGGCAACATTAGCAGCAGAAGATGTAAGGTTTGCAAGAACAATTGAAAGAATACAGAGAATCGTTACGAGTGAATTAACAAAGATTGCAATAGTTCATTTGTATTCACAAGGATATACAGATGCAGACCTTGTTGATTTTGAATTAAATTTAAAAAATCCATCTACGATTTACGAAGAAGAAAAGATTGAGTTGTGGAATAACAAACAGAGTCTTGCTTCAAGTCTAATGGATTCTAAAATAGCAGACACAGAGTGGATTTATGATAATGTGTTTAAATTTTCAGAAGAAGAAAAAGAAAAAGTCAGACTTGGATTACTAAAAGACCAAAAACGGAAATTTAGATGGTCACAGATTGAAATGGAAGGTAATGATCCTGTTCAAAGTGAAGAAGCAGTTGGAACTCAAGGGGCGATGATGAATAATATGGGTGATGGAGAAGGACAGAGATTTTCTGGACCTCAACCACCAGGAGCAAGAACAGGAAGAACAAGTCGTGAATTAGATATGGATATACCAGAAGATGGTTGGCCAGGAAGTGGTCGTCCAAAGGAAGGACCTAAACACAAGAAGGATTCAAGTGTAAGAGGTCGTGATCCATTAGGTTCTCACGATAAGAGAAAAGGTAGTAGTGGTAGTCCAAAGTACGGACTTGCACTAGCTCACCTTGATAAATTAAAACAAGATTTAGGTAAAGTCAGTAAAGAAGAAGTAAAAATAATTACAGAAACTTCTGATGTAGAACAAGAATATAAGAATGAAGTATCATCGGGTAAAAGTGATACTTAAATGATGAATTATTAGAAGTTTTTATATTTATAGATGAAGAAATATACAATTTAGGAGCATGAATATGGCCCAACGTGTCAAACACTCGAAAATAAAGAATACAGGAATACTCTTTGAGTTAATATCTCGTCAAATCACCGTAGATATAATGAATGGTGATGAAAAGAGTAAATCAGTAGAAATGCTAAAAAAATTCTTTAATGAGAATACAGAACTTGGTAAAGAGAATCAACTCTATCAAGTTTTACTTAAAGAAAATTACAATTCTACCCGCAAGGCAGAAAAATTAGTAGAGGCTGTCTTAAAGTCAAGAGAAAAATTACAGAATAAAAGACTGCGTACTGAAAAATATAATCTTATTAGAGAGATTAAATCAAATTATAACGTAGAGGATTTTTTTAGAGCAAGAATACCTAATTATAAGGTTTATGCTTCTATATATAAATCATTTATTAGTGAAACTACACCAATATTTGATCCAGTAAATGAAGTTGAAAGTAACTTTTCTATCATAGAACACATTACTCGTAATAAAGTTAAGTCTAAAAATAAAGATAGTAAGGTCATTTCTGAATTTAAGAACGAAGATAAAGATTTAAGATTACTTTCTTATCAGTTAATGGTAGATAACTTCAACGGTAAGTATAAAAAGTTAAACTCTATGCAAAGAAATCTTCTAAAAGAGTACATTAATAACATTTCTAATACTAATTCTCTTAGAGAATTCGTAAATGGTGAAATTATAAAGGTAAAACAAATTCTAAGTAAGATTTTACCTAAAGTCTCAGATGATATCACAAAAATTAAATTATCGGAGGCTATAAATCAAGTAGACTCTATAACAAAAGGTAAGATAGTTAAGGATAAACAAGTTGTTGCACTAATGAGGTATTATGAACTTATAAAGGAGTTGAGGAATGTCGCGTCCTAACGGAGATACACTTCTTAATTTAATTCGTGAGTTAATTAAAAACGAATTGGATGAGGCAAATTCTACTGCAACAGCCGGTGGTGAATATCAAACACCACTTGCATTTAAAGGTGAGAAAAGAAAGGCGGGTAAGAAAAAGAAAAAGGCTGGATTTGATGGTGGACACCACGATCCGACCATCGGTACTGATAATTTCGAACCAGAGGACCCTAAGTTAAGAAAAGAATCGGTAGTAAGTGAAGAAAAGAAAAATTCTAATAATCTTTACTTAGAATTTACTGATGCTCTACAAGATTTCAATGACAAATGTATTAAGATAGCTGATAAAATCACTAAATTAAAAGGTGATAAGACCGATGGAAAAATTTTAATGAAAAATGTTAAAAAACATCTTATACCACTTAGTAAGTTAATGAATAGTTGGAACAGAGGAGCTCAAAGTAATCCACATTTAACTACTGAAGGTAGATATCACGCTTGGAGAAATGATAATACCTTAACACCCAAGCAAAAAATTGGAATGGCAATGAGAGAGACTCGTGATAATCTATCAGAGTTAGAACGAGTTGTCAAGTATAATGTAAAATTAAAAAATGAGTTAAATGTTGACTCAAGGTCATATTGGAAGAATACACATAAGGCTTTAAGTAAAATAAGTGAGAGATTAGTTAATTTAGCTAATAAGGTTGGACAACTACATTAAAGATTATGACATTCGAACAGAACAAAAAGTCTTTTATGGACTCTTTGTTCAGTATTTCAACGATGCTAAAGAGATGGCATACTGAAATACAGAGCAAAGATGTTGATAAAAACTATATGATTGAAAAGTTAACTGCGTGGATTAAAAAACTTGAAGAATTAAGACACGATATTATGATGAGGAAAGATAAGTGATAAAACTCGGAGATTTATTAACAGAGGCAAGTATTTCGGAAGAAATGGGAGAGCTAAAACTCTACATTGACAACGATTCGAGTCTATATAGACAAAGATACATGCCAATATTGAAAAATTTGTCAAAAAAGAAGAAAAAGGGTAATTATCGTAAAACATTAGCCCAAAAAGCATTCATGTATCTAATTGACGATGGTGCAAAACGATATGTTAGGTCATACGGTGGAAATCACTTAGATGTTTTCCCAAAAAGACAAAGAAAGCAGTTAGCAAAGGATTATGTAGAAGAATTTGAACAAATTTTTAAAAATCAAGAATATGATTTTATGAGATAGGAGATTAGCGTGTCAAAATTTAAAAAAATAATTAAAGAAGATTGGTGGAGTGATTTAAGTCCTGAAGGACAGGCAAAATACTTAAAAAGTAATCCTAATTCGAAAAAAGCACAATCGGCAAAAAAGAAAAAGAAAGATGAACCATCTGCAGCACCAAGTTGGACTGCTGATGATATGGATTCTATTTTTGGAACAAGAAATCAAAGTGGTGGGGGATGGCAAAAACCTCGTAATGATGCTGATAGAGCAGCTGATGATGAAGCAGATGATATGAAAACTCAAGACGCACAAGATTCAAGAGATGCGGAAGATAGAAAAGATGCAGGTATAAAACCAATTAAAGACGATAAAGATACACAAAGAATGGGATCCAGTGTATTAAGTAAAATCGGTGGTACTCAAGATCCAGATAGATTAGAATTACAAGGTACACAAGAAGCAGATAATGGTCAAACTATTATTCAATGGAAAGACAAAGAAGATGGAATGATGGTGGGTGTAGATGCACAAGGTAACATTTATCAAGATGGTGATAGGCAAAATTATGGTATACAAGTTAGCACACAAAGTGATGTGTTTGGAGATGACCAAAATGCACAATTATTGTATAAACAAAAGAAAGCCCGTGAAACTGGAGGTACAGATCCATATACAGGTAAAAAATATGATAAACCAACTGGAAGAACTGGAAAAGAATTAGACCAAGAAACTCTTACAATAGATGGTAAAGAATATCGTAAAATCAATGAAAGTGTAGAATCAAAACCAAAATATCAATTTTCAGAATTCTACCAAAGATTAAAGAGATAGGAGTAATATAATGTCAAAACAATTAATAGTAGATTATTTACCTTTTGAGATTTCAAGAGAACAGATAAACGAATCAATTAAACAGAATAATGGTCGTTTAGTGGTTCATGGTGTATTGCAGAGGTCAGATGCTAAGAATCAAAATGGTAGAGTCTATCCACATGAGATTTTGGCAAGAGAATCGAGTAAGTATGATGAGGGTTTCATCAAACAGAAACGTGCAATGGGTGAGTTAGACCATCCTGAATCATCAGTAGTTAATTTACAGAATGTATCTCATAATATTACCGAAATGCATTGGGAAGGTAAGAACTTAGTCGGTACGGTCGAGGTTCTTGGAACACCAAGTGGTAATATATTAACAGAATTATTTAAAGCAGGTATTAAGTTGGGTATCAGTTCTCGTGGAATGGGTTCAGTTCAACCAATGAGTGAGGGTGATGGACAACAAGTAGGAGATGATTTCGAATTAATAGCTTTTGATTTCGTATCAAATCCATCCACACACGGAGCTTTCTTATATCCTATGAAAGAAAGTGTTGGAAACGAAATACCAATTACCGAAGGTAGAACCTGTGGTAAGTATTGTAAAGTTGAAAGTATTATAAACGACATAATTAGAGGAGAGTAAAATGGCCAAACTAACAAAATTAATAAGTGAGAGTAAAGTCCTCAAACGAGAGTTTGGTGAAGCACTTCCTACTTTCAGTAGTGTAATGAAAAAACACCAAGAGAATAAATTTAAAGAAGATTTAGATGCTGTCGGTAAAGAGGATGATGATGTGGATAACGATGGTGATTCAGATAAAACTGATGATTATCTAAAAAATCGTAGAAAAGTAGTTGCTAAAGCTATCAAGAAGGATTCTGTAAAAGAAGATGCAATTCGTAAGCTTGTTCGTAACGAAATTAAAAATATAGTAGAGGCTGATGAGTTTGACCAACCTGTACCTGCACAAATAGAAAGATATTTAAAGAAATTTCTTAACGCAGTACAAGGTGCTAGACTTAATCGTAGAAGGGTAACAGCAATACTTGGTCGTGTTGTTAAACAGCTAAATATAGAACCAAGTGAATTGATGAGATATGTTAGAAAAGTCAAAAAGGGATTATAATGAATAAAGCTGATACATTTAAAATGAACAAAAATTGGAGAAAGTTTAGACTTCAAACTAATGAAGAGCAAAAAACAGAATCTAAAATTAAATCCATTGTCAATTCAGTAAATGAACAAAATTTAAAGAACTTATCGGAAGAAGAATTAAATAAATTCTACACCGAGGTTAAAAAAATTATAAAATAATGAAAGATGGCCACCATACTTGACCATATAGTGGTGAAGAACATCCAGTTTGGATGAAACACGAGGAAGAACCTTTGGACGATTACAATAAGCGTATGAAAGAATACATTAATGATATAGTCAAACAAGAAATTGTTAGTCTCGGTGAGGAAAAGAAACGAGATTACAAAAAAGAGTATGCTAAATATGGTTCATCCACTAAGGCTAAAAAATACAGAGCAGAATTAAATAAGTACAATCGTAAGAAAGGTACTTATGGAAATGGTGATGGTAAAGATGCCTCACACAAAGGGGGAAAGATAGTGGGATTTGAATCACAATCTAAAAACAGAGGACGAGCAGAAAAAAGTCGTTTGAAGAAAGAAGATATAAAAGAGAAATCAATACCACACGCAAATCCAAATTACAATATGGAAAAGACGATGCAAAAATTAGCAAAGTCATTAGGTATAAAATCCGTTGTGAGTATGTATACTGGTAGTGGTAGTTTGAGTTATTTTTTAGATGATGATAGAGAAGCAAAGAAACTACAAAAATTTTTAAAAAGGTCATTCAAGAGAGTTCGACTAATACCATTAGACAAATCAAAAGGTGATGACGCAAATTGGGTAGTAGCGGCAGATATGTTAGGATTTGAATCCATAAATGAATCGGAACAAGATAAGATAAAACAATATTTGATGAAAAAAGGTGATAATGAAAAAGACGCCACAGAAAAATTAAGATATTACGATATGGTTACAAAGATGTACAAGAAAGCCAACTCCACCAAAAAGGCTGAAATAATGTCATCATTATGGGCTAATGAAAATGTAGCACCTAATCACGATGGTAAATCAGCACCATATGGTAGTGGGTATGAAGAAATGGACGAAGGTAGGTCTATAAAAGAAAATCTAATACCATTTTACAAATACATGGGTGATTTCTACGGAAAAAAAGGTATTTATCCTGATAAGAAAGGTAGAGATTTGAAAGTTGGAGATATAAACAAAGCCCTTTCAGTTTATCTCAAAAAGTATTCAAATGACACTTTCACGGGCGATAGTATTGATAGAGAAAGAATCCGTGATATTCTAATCAAGATGAGAAAGTTAGATCCTGATTACTCTAAAAAAGAATCCGTAAACGAGGGTGTTAGTCAATCTCAGGCACAAGAGATAATGAAACAACTTGGTGGTAGAAAATTTGAAATGTTAATGGGTGTGAAATCAAAGGGTATCGGTAAAGATGGATTAATCCTACATATCGGTAGAAATTCAAAGAGAGTATCACACATCATTATTGATTTAGACAGAGGTAGAGATTTATACAACTTAACATTTGGAAAGATATACAAGTATCAATTCAAGGTCATAAAGAAACTTAAAGGTATATATGTAGACCAATTACATGATATGATTGAAAAGTATACTGGATTATACACAACATTTGGGAGTAGAAGATGAAAATATCAAGACTAAGAGAAATAATTAAAGAAGAAGTTCAAAGTGTTCTTACAGAGGGAACTCGTTGGTTGGTTGGTATTGAACAACCAAATGGTAAAATTCTATCCACATACGGACATTACGATGGTTATCCTGAATGGGCAGGTAAACACTTGAAAAAGTATTATAGAAATCCGGCAGTAGTAAAACAACTTTTAAAACTTGGAAGTGCAGGAATTTCTACAATTGGTAAGAAGATTAAAGGAAGTAAAGACCATTCATTTGAAAAACCTGAAAAAGATGTAACCGTATTTTATGGTAGAGATAGAGGTGAAAAGGGTAGAATGACAAGTAATTGGAGAAACAGAGACGCTGTAAAATTTGATAGTGGTGAGGAATATGCTTATATCTACAATATGAAAGAGAAGAAATGGTATTACAAATCACGATATTCAAACCCAAGAGATTGGACGGAGTTAAGATAGTGAAAAAATTAAAAGAAATATTACACGAGAGTAAGTACCTTAAAAGAGAGTTCGGTGATAAATTACCGACATTGAATAGTGTGACGAAACAACATCAAGATTCTAAAGAACCAATTAACGAATCTAAACTTCCTCAGTTTGGAAAACTAAGTGATGTATCCGATTATCACCGTAAGTGGGGAGATATGTTTAACGAGTTAGAAAGATTTAGAGATTACGGCCCAACAGAATCCGATATGTATGATTGGAATGATAGAAGTCATTACAACAATGTAACAAAAGAATTTCACGCTCATATGGATAAGGTAGGTAAGAAACTCAATTCCGCATTAAGAGATATGGAAAATTCTTGGAAGGTGTGGGATACAATTTTAAAGAAACATCGTAAGAAAGACAAATAATTAGGAGAAAGTAATGGCAAAATTAGATGCATATTTAAACTTAGATTCAGCAACTGGAAGTTTATGGACACATTATGATGGGGCAAAGTTCAATCAGTTAACTGGTTCAGCATTAGATACACAATTAGGATCATATGGGGCATTTGTATCAAATTCCGTCTATACTGGTCAGTATTCAGCATCAGATGGTTGGTCAGATACAAACAAGCAAAAATTAGCAGAATGGTGTAGTGAAACTGATTTAGTAACTTGGACACATAAAAATAATATTAGAGGTGTAACACCACCAGCAGTACCAAGATATCAAGAAGCACACACAGCTTCGATATGGTTAGAGAGCTGGGATAATAACGATAATGTATAATTAGATGCCTTTTAAATCTGAAAAACAAAGAAGATGGATGCACGCTAACAAACCTAAAATGGCTAAAAAGTGGGAAAAAGAGGAGGCTCTAAAGGAAAAGATTCGTGGTATTATTAAACGAGAATTAGAGGCAACAAATTCTTCTGCAATACCAGTTTATAAAACACCTATGGCATTTAAAAAATCTACATTTAAGGCAATTGGTATAGATGATGAAGATGATAGTGATGAATTATTAGGTGGGTTAAAGGATGTAAGAAAGAAAAACTCTAAGAAAGATAAAGAACAAAAAAAAATGAAAGAAATAAAAGACCACGAAGGTAAGATGGCAAAATCACAATTGGAAAGATCTATGAAGTATTCTAAGATGATTTACAATATGATACAGAATGTCGATAAGGGTAAGGGAGTTGAGTTTCCAGCTTGGGTTCAATCCAAACTAACTAAGGCAGAAGATTACTTACAGAGTGTTTTTAATTATTTAGATGGTAAAGACGGATTAGAGGATAAATTTCAAGAGGGTGTAACCATAAAAACAATTGTAGAGGGTGTTAGAGTAAGAAATGGTGAATCAGCCAAACCAGGTATGTGGGAAGTTTTTGACAACCATTCAGGTAAAAGTATTAAAGTGGTTAAAACAGCATCATCAGCTACAAGGTTAATGAATAGGTTGATGAATAGTGGTCAGTATAACGAAATTGCAACCAAATGGGTAGGTGAAACAGTAGATGAAGCTATGCCTATGAAGATGAAACCATTTAGTTCATCAGAGGCAAGACAACTTGTTAACCAAGACATTAAAAAGATGTCAAAACATTTAGGTAAAGCATCACAACAATCTATTAAACTTATGATGAATGGTGTAAAGGGTGGTAAATATACTGCAATGGATATATCAAGAGGTTTAAAAGAAGGACCCGCCGGTAGAACACATTTCGGAGAACTTGGTTTTCTACAACAATTGTGGAACAAAGTTCGTGATGGATTTAGAAGATATTCAAAAGAAAAAAAACTCAGTTAGTATATATTTATAGTTGATTAAGGAGAATCAAAAATGGCTAAATTAAAAGATTTAATTAAAGAAAACGCAATGTTAGGTGGAGTCGTATCTAAACCTGCATTCTCAAATCTCAATATGGGATTTAGAACACAAAAAAGTTCCACAAAACTTACTGATATAGTAGAGGATGTTTACGGACAATCTACTCAAAAAGTAAATGTAAAGGAATTTGTACAAGAAATTGGACAATACAATTCCTATGGTAATGAGATTTATCGTGAAGGTAATCTTAAAGAATTAGCAAATAAACTTTCTCGTTTAGCAGAAACTGCAAAACAACATACTTTACAAGAAACCGAAGATTGGTTTGATAAAATCACGGTAAATCGTAATATGAAAGAACTAACTGGTCTCTCTGGTCAATTTAAGAAAGTTGCTACTGAGGCACAGGCATTACAAGAAAGAATGAGTGGTCTATATGAAGATATGGGACATATTCTTGGTAGATATTATGAAATTAATGAATCTAATCCTACTGATACTAACGAAAGTAATGGAGTGGAGGCAGACACAGTAAAAGAAGGTTCTTACGAAGATTTCTTTCAGTCAGCAATGAAAAAATTTAATATAAGTTCACCAGATGAACTTGATGATGATGAAAAAGTAAAATTTTTCAATTATGTAGATAAAAATTATTCTGCAAAATCAGAAACAGACTAAAAAACGGAGGTTACTTGGAAGTAAAAGTAAAAAAGAATAATGTAGAGTTCGCTCTTAGGTTATTAAAAAGAAAAATTAAAGATAGTGGTTTAATGGTAGAGTTGAGAGAAAGACAATACTATAAAAAACCATCAGCAAAAAAGTCAGAACAGAGAAAGTTGGGAAAGGTTCGTAATTGGATTAAACAACACCAAATGAATCCAGATTGGTGTGGAGAACCACCAACAGCAGGACTAAAAGAAAAAATTAAGAAAGAACGATTACAATACAAAAAATAACCGTTTTTCTAAGTTTTATATATTTATATACACAAGAATATATCGTTCAATCGCATACGATATACCGACTAATGTAAACCACATTAAAGTTCCTAATAACTTTATTAATTCCATTCCAAGTTTTTATGCTTGGGATAAACTCTTAGGAGAAAAATAATGGATGATCTTTTAAAAGACGCAATAGCAGATGCTAAAGCAGTCAGAGAGACCGCACTTGCAAACGCTAAAATAGCTCTTGAAGAAGCATTTACTCCAAGGATTCAATCTATGCTTTCAAAGAAGATTCAGTCTGAAATCGAAGATGAGGAAACTCCTCATGATGAAGATGAAATGGCTGGAGAAGAAGTACCTGAAGCACCTGAAGCACCTGCAGAAGAAGAACCTGAAGTGGCAGTAGAGCCAGAAGTTGGTGAAGAACCATCTGATGAAATAGCTGTAGCTGATGAAGAAGAAGATGCACCTCACGATGAAATCGCTGATGCTGATGAAATGGCTATGGACGCCGATGAAATCGCTGATGCTGATGAAGGTGAAGGACACGATGCTGATGAAGGTGAAGAAGATGTGATTGAAATCAATGGTGTAAAGTACGCCCCAGTAGTATCTGAGGAAGAAGAAGAAGATGCTGACGAAATGTATAAAGAGGAAGAAGAAGTTGATGAAGATGAACTCGACCTTGAATCTATTCTTAAAGAACTCGAAGATGAAGCCGATGAAGGTGAAGATGACGATGTTAATGAAGAATATGATGAAAATGCAGTCGGTGACGGACATGATTCAGACGAAGTTAAAACAGCTGATGAAGCTGAATTAGCCGAGAATGATGTATCTTCCGATATAGGTGCTGGTGATAACAAAGTCAATGATGAAGCAAATGACTCGTCTAAAACAGGAGCACAAGGTCCTGAAGGTGAAGGAAGTGATTCTGAATCTGGAAAAGAAGATGACAATCTTGAAGTAGTTGATGACTTAGTTGAAGTAAATGGGCAAAAGTATCGTGCAATTAAAGAAGAAGATGAGGAAGAAGTCAATGAAGAAGATGACAAAGACATCGACCTTGAAGAAATCTTAAAAGCACTTTCAGAAGGTGATGATGATGTAGATGAAGAAGAAGCAGAAAAGAAAGACGAAGCAATTTCTAAACTCACATCTGAACTTAATGAACATCGCAATGTTGTTAAGTATCTTCGTTCAAAATTGAATGAAGTTAATCTACTTAATGCTAAACTCTTGTTTACTAACAAATTATTCCGTGCACACGGTTTAAATAACGAACAGAAGTTAAAAGTGGTGGAAACTTTCGATAGAGCTAAAAACCTTAGAGAAGTCAAGTTGGTATTTTCAACTTTGGCAGAATCTTTTGGTAGCAAAACCGCAAAGCAGTCTAAACCAATTAAAGAGAGTAAAGGTTCAGCCTCTAAAGCAGTAGCTTCAACCAAACCTAAATCATCACCACAAGTGATTGAAGAAGGATTTGATATGAAGAAACGCTTTCAGAAGTTAGCTAATATTCTGTAATAGTAAAGTAATTAATAACAATTTTTTTGGAGAAAAAAAATGGCAGACAATTTAAGTTCCATCGAAAATTTGATGGAATCATACGATTCTCAGAGAAGCCGTTTGGCAGAGACTCAAAAGTTAGTCAGTAAGTGGGAGCCTACTGGACTACTTGAAGGTCTTACCGATACAAACAAACAGCATGGAATGGCTGTTCTTCTTGAAAATCAGGCACGTCAGTTAATTGATGAATCATCAAAGACTGGTACTGCTTCGAATTCAGAAGAATGGAGTGGTGTTGCTTTACCATTGGTTCGTAGAATCTTTGGTGAATTAGCAGCTCAAGACTTTGTTAGTGTTCAACCTATGAACCTACCAAGTGGTCTTATATTCTATCTTGATTTCAAGTATGGTACAGCCCAAACTGGTAATCATAACAAGAACTCGTTCATTCATGGTAATACTTCAGCATCTAACGCAGACGCTAGTGGTGGTTTATATGGAGCAGGTAAATTTGGATATTCAATCAATGACCAAGCAACTGCAACGATAGCACCAACCGTAGCATCCGCTTCTTGGAAAGAAGTAGAATTTGAACAATCATTATCCGCATCAATTGCAACAACAGCATCTGATCAGATTATTAAAGGTACGGTCGCAAGGTCTAACTTTACTAACCCTGATGTTGAAGGTGTTCGTTCTTTTGTACTAAGTGGATCTGATATTACAGCAACCTACCCAGCTTATACATATTATGATGATACTAATGTATATTTCTATTTTAAGACTGGTGATGGTGAATTAAATAGTGGTGTTGGTATTAAGTACCATTCACAACCAACTGATATCACTCGTGGTGATTTCGAACAAGATTCATTTACAACACCTGCACCTAACAGTGCTGATGATGTAGATATTCCTGAAATCGATATCGCACTTCGTTCAGTATCTATTGTTGCTAAGACTCGTAAGTTAAAAGCAATATGGACTCCTGAACTAGCTCAAGACCTTAACGCTTATCATAGTGTTGATGCAGAAGCTGAATTGACTTCAATGTTAAGTGAGTACATCTCAATGGAAATTGATTTGGAAATCCTTGATATGTTGAAGCAAAACGCAAATGCAAAACACGAATATTGGTCAGCTAAAGTTGGATTTGAGTTTGATTCAGTAAGCAATGTCTTTAGTGAAGTTAGTGGTAACTCTAACGCTTACACTAAAGGTGAGTGGTTCCAGACTCTTGGTAACAAGATGCAGTCTGTTTCCAACGCAATCCATCAGAAAACTCTACGTGGTGGAGCTAATTTCATAGTGATTTCACCTGAAACAGCTACAATCATAGAGAGTATTCCTGGATACGCCGCTGATACCGATGGTGACGCGACTAATAACTCATATGCAATGGGTGTACAAAAAGTAGGTGCATTGAATAACAGATATACGGTTTATAAGAACCCTTATATGTTAGAAAACGATGTCCTTATGGGTTTCAGAGGAAGTAACTTCCTTGAAACTGGAGCTGTATACGCACCATATGTACCATTAATCATGACTCCTCTTGTTTACGATCCTGTTAACTTTACACCAAGAAAAGGTGTGATGACAAGATACGCTAAGAAGATGGTAAGACCTGAATTCTATGGTAAAGTAATCGTCGCTGATACACAATTTGTTTAAATTGTAATTAATCAGTAGATCATATAAAAGAGGGGAGATTTATTTCTCCCCTTTTTTATTGCCGTTATATTTATAGATGACAAAGAATATCCTTTAGGAGAATAATATGGAAGCTATATGGCCAGGAAGTGGTTCAGCAGTTAGTGGAAATACACCATTTGCACTATACGACAACGACACAACATTTCAATCAGATTCACCAAAATTTGCTAATTGGTGTGCAAAGAGACTTGGTTATCCAATTATGGCAATTGAATTACAAGATTCTCAATTTTATGCTTGTTTTGAGGAAGCAATTACAGAATATTCCTCACAAGTTAATCAATTCAATATAAGAGAAAATTTATTATCATTAAGAGGACACTCAACGGGTTCAAATGTAACTCATAAACGAGTAACATCTAATTTTGCAGAAAGTATCAGAATGTCAGAACAATATGGTACAGAGGCTGGAGTAGGTGGAACAATAGATTATAAGAGTGGTTCAATTAGTGTTAATAGTGGTTCACAAGTTTATGATTTAAATACATTATTTGCAGATGTTTCAGAAAGTGGAAAGGCAATAGAAGTTCGTAGAGTTTATTACGAAGCAAGTCCAGCAGTTCAACGATATTTTGATCCATATGCAGGAACAGGAGCAGGTTCTTACAATATGTTAGATGGTTTTGGTTGGGGTAATATGACACCAGCCGTTCAATTTATGATGATGCCAATATACGCAGATATGTTAAGAATGCAAGCAATTGAATTTAACGACCAAGTTAGAAAATCAACACACACTTTTGAATTAAGAAATAATAAAATTAGAATA